TCGCCTGGTACGCCATTCTTATTTACTGTGATACCATTTAGTTCAAGTAGATCCGCAAATTCTTTGCCACTGTATCTTTCTTTGGTTAAATCTATAGTCATCATGTGACATTGCGTACTGCCGCTAACAATATCAACCCCGGCGTCTAAAAATGTCTGTGCCATCGCATGAGCATTAATACGAATCCGGCGGGCATACAGTTCAAATTCTGGCTGTAAGGCCTCGTAAAAACACTGTGCCTTAGCAGCAATAATATGCATTAGTGGCCCACCCTGGGTACCAGGAAATACAGCAGAATTTAATTGCCTACTATACGCAGGGTCATCCCAAAGGATGATTCCACCACGAGGACCACGAAGACCTTTGTGTGTTGTTGAAGTCACCACATCGGCATGCGGAAATGGACTTGGATATTGTCCACCGGCAATTAACCCGGAATAATGGGCGATATCTGCCAGAAATATTGCGCCAACACTGTCTGCAATTTCTCGGAACCTAGCCCAGTCTATTACCTGACTATATGCACTGGCACCTGCAATTACCATTTTAGGTTTGATAAAGGTAACCATTTCTGCTACTGCGTCGTAATCAATAAATCCCCTGTAATCGACGCCATAGCTAACCTGAGTGAACCAGGCACCACTAACATTGACACCAGAACCGTGACTTAAATGGCCACCACTCGATAAGTCCATACCAACGATAACATCACCCGGAGTAAGGAATGCTTTAAATACAGCCAAGTTTGCATTGGCGCCAGAATGTGGCTGGACATTAGCATAGCCGCAATTGAAAAGCTCAGTGGCATAATCAATAGCCAGTGTCTCGATATCATCTACATATTCACAGCCATTATAGTAACGTTTGCCGGGCAGGCCTTCGGCGTACTTGTTGGTAAAAATGCTACCACAAAGATCCATTACGGCCTGACTGGTAAAGTTTTCACTTGCGATTAGTTCAATCATGGTATCTTGCCTGTTTTTTTCTTGCTCTAAAATAAGTTTAAGTTTGTCTAGCATAATTAAGTTACCAGTGTTGTGTCACAATATCTACACAATATTTATCAAAATTATCTATGTAGATCCTGCATATATACTCGCCGCAAGTTTTGACTAATACACTGATAATTTTAATCTTTTATTTGGTTGCATTGTTAACAAGGTTCTGAGCAATTTCACGTGTATACTCCCTTGCCATTCTGATTACAGCTGGTGTCCTTCCCTTAACATTGTGTGTCATCAGCCATAAATCGGTGTTGTCTCCACAATTGGTAACAAACCACTCCCATGTGAAGTTCTCAGGGCGGTATTTCAAGTTGGTAAACGTAGCAAAGCGCCCCGCGACATTAGCGTAGCAGACGTTCGCCACCTCAAAACATTTACATTTACTGATCATTATGACTTTCTATATAGTTGCCAGCCTTACACTGGTCTTGCCCGTACTTTTTGAACCTTCATCAGTTCAAGTTTTGAGTCGCGTGTCTTGGGTGGGGCGCGACTATACACCTTTCGGTATAGACTATTCTTTCTCTCGGTGCTTGATGTCTTGTTTCTGTGCTTGACGTTCAGATTTCCAAAACCCTCTTTTCCAGTCCCTGAGGTGTTTCCACCATTGTGGAGGCGCGGTCAGATTGCCTTTTTTTACGTTCGCCATATTGTTATTTAGTAACTCTCTGTCGGTCTTGAACCAACCACCGGTAGTGTTTCAGGCATGCTTGCAGGACCCTACGCAATACGCAACCAGTGCATCCCCATTCCGAGAGTATCATTAGATGGCACGTATCACTTTAAGCCATCGTTTAAAGTCTTTATGATGCCATAGGCCAATCTTGACCCATTCGTAGACTTTATCGATTGGTATGTCTGCAATATCTTTATCGGATGTTGCAGCATGATAGATTATAGATGCTTTCATATGTACTCCGGTATATTAAAAGTTTCTTGGAGGAGTCGAAACCTCCCTTCCAGATTTAAGCAAGGCGGTGCGCCATTTAGCAAAGAGATGTTACCAGCGCTCCTAACTAACACAGAAACTTATAGCAATCAATTGAAAGATACTGTAGTGCTCTTGGCAAATGTCCGCCGAATTACTACAAATCTCTTCCGATGCAAGAGAAGTCGACGAACATATTTCCTTGCACAGAAATAAGTTATCTCGACAATTGCCTGCTATAAATTCCCTACTGCAAGCCACTATTGTATAGATGGATCGTTGTTGCGTCAACTTCTATCTCTTGCTACAACATACTTGTAATCTTTTGGCATACACCAAGATGGTGGGAATCCGCCGTCAGACACCCTTACGCTTAACCCCTCGAGTTGGTGGATGTTTTTGAGGAAAACATCCAGGTCACCATTGGTTGCAAGTAATCCTTCAGCTTCTTTAATAAGTTCTGATAGCAGCATTATATACCCTTTAAGTAAATTATGTTTTCGACAATTGCACAGCGAACATTTCACGTGGCATTTTTCTGTTCCTTCTCTCGCTTTGGTTTCGGGAAGTAAGCTTCGGCAAGCTCATCGGTGATAGAACTCATGAACTGAATTAATTCATCTGGCCTCGTATGACCTGCTACAAAGAATTTTTTGATAGCCTGATCACTGTTGCGAGTTATAGCAATGGTAGCGTTGGATTCGGCGATTGTCACTTCATACTTGTATTTTGTCATTAATATATATGTATAATACTATAGTACCGAGTCACTGTCTACTGGCTGGATCAGCCTAAGTGCTAGTAGTCGAGTCTGATATTCTTTCATGGTCCATCCGCATCGGACTAGTATTTTCTTTGCACCAAACAAGGATCCATAATTCATATTATGTGTCCGGATCGTTTCCAAAACCTGGTCAAATGGTCTCTGCTTCAGTATCCTAAATGTTTCACTCTCCGATGCGAGTGTTGCTCTACTGATTTTTGATACTCGCCTAGAGTCCATCTTGCCTTCTTTAATATAGAGTTTGCTTGTTCAGATACCATTGATTTTACAAATTGATCATGGACATAGTCAAGTGTTGCATAAGCCAAATGATCACATGAAAGATTGATTATTTCTCTTCGAACATCATGGAATGGCCATCTACGCAAAGCGTTGAATGTTTCGTCGGCACTACCACTCATGGTCATCAATTCTTCTTTCAAACTCAGCAAGATATTCATCTTCGCCCCATCCAGATGATTTCAGAAAAGCTATAATATCCTTGACGGCACCCGGCGTGCGTGCCATGGTAGCTATCTGTGCTGATACGCTTTTATAAGGCACTTGCCTTAGTTTCTTAAATGTGTCGTCTTCAGTCATTATTAATGATACTCGCGATGGTAGTGACCTATTGTACGGCATGACTCCAGTACCTGTCCTTTGGTCTTTACGTGCATTGCGCCACTACCCTCGGACCTATCCCCTATGTATATGAACTCGGCAGTCGGGATAATGCAGCTTGAATAACGATGCATCTTCGATCGATGGAATTTCTACGGGATAGTAGAATATCTTGTTAGATACCCCATTAGTGTATCCGGTTCCTGAACTAGAAGAGTGACTGGAACTCCAGCCCATTGACATACCTCGAGTTTCGAACCATAACCTTAGTTCATGGATACCACGATCAGGCCCCCAGTACTTAGTAGGTATACCTATCTGTATAGATATCATCTGATCAACAGGAGGTTCACAATCTGTTTGCATCTCTTTATTTTATTAAAATACAACTACATCACTATATATAGACGGTGTATACCATTTAGCGGTAGATTTACGTTCTTCGGGAACAGTAAAGGATTTACCCGATTAAATATACTCTGTTTGATTATCCAAGATGTAATTGAAAAATATGGTGCCGGAGACGGGATTCGAACCCGTATGCCCTTGCGGACGGCAGATTTTAAGTCTGCTGTGTAAACCGTTCCACCACTCCGGCAGTATAACCCTAATTATAACTGATTATGTCAGTTTGCGCAACCTATCTAACATCAATTAATTGAAAAGCACCTTAGTGGATCCGGGTGCAAAGTTTTCCAAAGGTATAATATCTCCAACTTTTTATTTACCTGAGTCGACTATTCAGTCTTTCTTCTTAGGTCCAAAATGCTCCACCAAGGCTGTGCTGCTAGAATGTTGACCGATCTGTGTCAGGTGTCGGCAACATTCTAGCAAAATCAGCTCGGCAAACTCGGTATTAAACAATTCATTCCACGAAACGTGACCGGGCTCCCAAATTTGTCCAGTCACTTTAGATCGAGTTGGAGCAACATACCTATTACATGCAGCCACTCCGGCTTGTCCGATAAGCTCTGTAATTTGTTCGTTCACAGTGTTTTTCTCGATGATTTGATCTCGTTTTCACTTAGTTATAGCTTTCAATGCATCCACATCGCCCTTGAAGTCGATATCGGGGATAATAGACTGCGGGCGGAAGATCACACGGTAATGGTACGCATTCGCTTCTTTAGCTTCAGTCTGTTCGGCAAAGAACGTGACATTGTCCGACAGCCCCAAAAAATGCTTCTTGTAGGTGTCCTTACTAGTCTTGCAGGTTACAGTAAGTTTTCCTGTCGGATCTGTATTTCCCAAGCTGCATCTACCTTCTACCGAAAGGATGTAATCCCCCGTAATGCCGTTATAGAATACCACGCGCCGATCAATTTCGAATTCGTCTGCTGCTTTCGACAAGTTACGGGATACTGTATCGGCGCTATTACAACCAATAAGAAAGACTGATGCAAGGGAGGTAATGACAAGTTTGATCATATTGTTTCTCAGAAAATATTAATTTGTGTTGCTACTTGAATATATAAGGTAAGTGTGAGCCAGGGCAGTGTAAAGTTGAACACCACATATCATTGTTATTCGTAACCCATTTTTTCCATAACGGGGGAAACAAACCTTGCGACCTGCTCGCGAATAGGTCGACTAGAGTCGATGTCGAACTGAGTTACGAGACTGCCTTGCCGATCAGTTTCTAGACGACCTAGCGCAATAGCCCTGCCTAGTTTTCGATCAAAGACCTCTTTGCGACTGCAATATGCAGAAGCAATCTTTACAGCAGAATTGCCCACCATACAGAATGCTACAGTGGCGCCTCCACGTGGGTCACTCACTTGGTCATAGCTATTAAGTTGACGGAAGTGCATAAACATAGTTTTCATAATAATCCTTTAGTTAAAAATAAAAAGACGGGCTTATCAACTTAGCCTGTCCGGATAACTCACTACCTTCTTACGGAATACATATTATACTTTAACTAGATGGCACAGTCAACAGAGTAGTGTGTAGTTGCTTAATTGTATATCAATTTGATATAGATTTTATAAGAACAAATTGGTCCATTAATCATCATCGAGTTACTTTAGTCATACAACTTCGGATAGAGAGCCGAGTGAAACTCCTGGCGTGTCCATTGATGTTTGGCAAAACTGTCGTCTCGTTGTCGCATTATCTCATCATTGGTGCCGTAGTGATCATATGAGACAAATGAGTAGAAGTTAGGTATGTACGGTGTCGACTTGGTAGCATACCATATAGATAGTAAGTCTCGGTCTACTTCGGAGAAAGGGCTCCTACGCAGAAGTCTGTATGTGTCTTCTTCGGTCATTTTCGGCATCTCACTATGTAGGTACTTGATGGCGTCAAACAGGCTCATCGTATCTTCGAATGCAATCACGAAGTAATTCAGTAAGTATCCGGGTATACTCCAGGTGTTGTCGATGTGGGTAGAATGCTGAACTGTTAATCCAACCGGCAACCACAGCGTCTTTTTCGACAGGCCATCGGTCTGGCCAGACCAAAGTCTCTGCGTTGGCTAATTCTCGCCAGCTTCTAAACCAATCCATGATTATAGCATCGGGTAATACCATTAGCGCAGCCTTGTCGTGAATATCTGGCACAGGGTACCGTAATACCGAAAAAACTGACATCAGGTCAATTCATATCCCAGAGCTACCAGCATTGTATCGCACCATGCCTGGCTGATAGGGTCTAGCGGGCCCTCTCCTTTGTAGCCCTCGCACCAGTTAAGGAAGTCCGGAAAATCACTGTGCATTCCACCATTTCGGATTCTTACCCGCGGAGTCTTCTCGATAAATGCCACACGGTTGGAAATTTTCTCGATGTCACTGCCTGCCAGTATTCTTACAGCGGCATCTTCGATATATATCCACGGACTTATTTTCATACGATTTTTCCTAGTTAGTACATTATAGCAAAAGATAGCAGTTAGTCAACTATGGTTAAGGTGTTTGGCAACAAGTCGTATAGAGAATTTCATACAAACTCATCACACTCTATACTATTTCACTTCTTTAACTTGTTGCGAGCAGGATAGTATGGTTTGAAGAAACGATGGCCTCCGATCTCTGCCACCTGTGTGTATTGCCTTGACCAACGAGGATACTTGTATCCCTTAGCTCGCATAACCCGATCTGCAATGTAGTGAGTTGCACCATCGGTGGGGTCTGCTACCTTGCCGGCAAGCACCATCTGTGCCACATCCACAGACCTTGCCCATGACTCGTTATCAATGGTATTCTTTTGTCGCGGCTCAATATACGGGCTCTTCGCTGCTGCCCTAAGAGCGGGGTTGTTGTTAAATATGCTGTACTGCATAGGAGCAAGCACTACGTCGCACACAGACTTCTTTACAGCACGATTTACAGCACTGTAGGCCACAGCAATCTTGCCGTTACGTGGCTCGCCTCGGGCTTCTCCGTAGATCATCGTAGCCAGACACTTTTGTTCCGCTAGAAACTTTTTATTTGGTTGTTTATGTGGAAATTTTATTTCTTGTACAATTTCTTGTACAACTTTTTGTACAACTTTTTGTATAGTATAATCGATTTTCTCCAAATTAGGAACTATGGGTTGGTATTCTACTGCCGCAAACGGAAGTGCCAAAAGAAGAATTAGTTTTTTTGTACTCATGTGCTTATTATGCACAGAGTAGGAATATACGTCAACCGGAAGTATCCTGCCTAATTCTTACTTTACAATGTCGGGGATGATTGACTGCGGATTGGAGATCACGCGGGCGCGTTCAAGACAGTGACCCCCGTATCCCAAGTAGGCAGCCTGGAATGCACAGTCGCTTTTCTCAGGCTGACCTGCATAGCCCGCTCCTGGCAAGCCGGCCCAGGTGCGCCGCGCCGCCGCAACTGCCCCGGACAGGTCGCCGCACTGGATTCGTACTAATGAGCCGGTCTGGCGCAGTAGTTCGACGGCGGCCCGGTCTTGGCTGGCCGGTGAAAAGTCGGGTAAGCGCAGGTCTTTTTTGAGTCCGCGCCATGTGCCGACGATGATTTGATACCGGCCCGCAGCAGTGCTCCGGCAGCCGGGCTGCAACCCGGCTCCCCTGCACTGCTGATCGGTCAGGAACACGCCGGGCCATTCTTTGGAGTCGAACGGGTGATCCGCGAAGCTGGCAATTGTGTGGCTGTAGGCGTAGCACACACGGTACGGTTCGGTCTCGCGCTCGGTTCCCTCTGCCCATGCGATCGCGGACAGCAAGGCCCGCATGTTTTGATCTGGGTCAATGGTCATACTGGCTTGTTCCTTCGCTTGTGTTCCTGATACAATCTAGATATAGTGAAAGTTGATAGTCACGCTCGAGCAATTCATAATATTCATCCACATGGCCTTGCTACGACTGGCGCCGTATGCAAAGGACTATATCACAAAATCGATGCTACTATCTGTAAATTTCTCTGCAGGCTTTTAAAGAAATTCACCTTTAAAACACAAATGGTGCGCTGGGTGGGATTCTAACCCACGATCAAGGCATTATGAGTACCCTGCTTTAGGACACTAAGCTACCAGCGCTTTGTTCTAATTCATTTGTTCATTGCGTTTTCTATTTCGCGTGTAATTTCGTCTTCAGCATCCGAAAGAATCTGCTCAAGTTTGGAAAAACGTGTAAGCTGCACAAGCTCTTTCGCCTTTTCACTCACATGCTCGTCGTATTTGGAAACAAGACGATCCCACATTTCTTGAGCGGTTTTACAGAAGTTTACCGGCACGCCATTAATAGTAAGTTGAACTACTACATGGGCACTGTTGAGTGGTACATTTGGCAGGTTAAAGTGGTCTTGCAGGTCGGCGCGGTGCAGCCGCGCGAGTCATTGCTTCGATAAGCATGATGGCCGGCATTGTTCGGTCGGTGCAGTTCACGATTTCTGATGTAAAATTCATAGTTAAGCTCCGGATATAAGATTTAGTCAGTAGAGAGAAGTTTTTCTTTTTTCAAATAGTAAGCCAGCAGCTTACTCTGAACTTGGTCGGCGACACTTGCATGATTATATACGGGGTCTTCGGCGAAGCGCAGTGGGGAGTCGACCCATGCTCTCCTTACCATAAACGCTTTTACAGCGGCACGGTGTATTTTTTGTGCAGGATTAAATTGCACGGTTGCAGTTTTGCTAAGAATCATAATTAAACACCATATAAAGCTTTGTTGCTATGTCGAGTCTTATTATACTATAAGTTAGTAATGAACGCTGGCATGTCTCATAGGATGGATGCTTAATTATTCCTTTAAGAGTTCGTAAGTGACATCGGTATGCCCTTCAGTTACATTGATTACCGTGTTGTTCACGGTGATTGACAAGGCTTTTGATAGATCGGGGCTTCACATTGACATTGAGGTGCCCTGACCAGTCAGAACTCTCAGCACCGCGAGCTAAGATATAAGAAAATGTGCGCAGTGGCCCACCAGACTATCCTCATATACTTGCCTATAGCCGGTGGTGTGGTCTACATAGACAATTTGATGCACTTCGTAATGTTTGGTCATTGAATTGGCTGATATTTTATGTGATTGGTCCGGCGTAGAGGAATCGAACCCCTATTGATAGCTTAGAAGGCTACTGTTCTGTCCGTTGAACTAACGCCAGGTATTTAGATGGACCAGCCGGAATAAACTGGAATGTATACAGTGGCCCACATATGCCAGCCGTGTGCAAAGTTGATTAAAAAGCTGTTAACAATATCTTTCATACTTATCCTTTTTGCTAATTATAGCAGTCTATTATCTAATTGTCAAGCTATTTACTAAATTACTAGATAGTAAATGACATTCGTTATCAGCGCAGGCATAGTAGAAGCTGCGAGAGCCACAACAATCAATACTACCAACGGAAGGGAGGTGACACCGAATGCATTTTCCACCAGATGGGAAAACAAAAGATAAAATCCCATAAAAACCAAAATCATCAGCAACGTCACGAGTACTGTCATTTTTATATCTCTGGTTAGATAAGTTGAATTTAAATCAGCACAGAAATATGTTAAAGTTTTCCACTAGTCTGTCCGCTAGATCGGAATATTCCATAGAGATCGGGTCTTCTCTCATCATTTCTTCTCGAAGAGACAGAAAAGATTGTCTTCGGGTGACTGGAATAGAGTACCAGTCACCGTTTGCGTCCTTTACCAGCACATTAGATTCTTCAAATTCGGTAATCATGTAATTTACATTTGTTTCCATACAGGAAAAGTTTCATTTTTCGGCGAAAGTTTCTTAAGATAATCGAGTTCTAAAAACCTTCTCAGCCCTTTTACTGATATCTGATACCCGGTCCTAAAATAATTAAATTGATTAGGTGACCTAATCGTTAGCGGTCTAAGTTCACCTGTTACTTTGACCGAGTACAATTCTTGTGTTTTCGTATTCCAAAAACATCCAGAATATCGAGTAGACACATACTCTTTTGGGAGAGAAATCATTTAGTACCATTCGCGTTTGATAGCATACTCCGGATTGCTCTCTGCATATTTTTCTTTTAGCTCGTCATAGAGAGCATTGGCTTCTTTTACGCTAAAAATAACACGATCTTCGATGGTTTTGCAACCATGTAAGACAATAACATGCCAAGACTTCATCATATATTTCCTTTGTTATACAAATTATAGCAGGACTCTAGCTCAGAGTCAACATTTAATGCAAGGTATGATTGGAGTCCGGATCCAATTCCTCGGAATTCTCTACGCTCTCTGCGCAATTTTTCAAACTTTCTGCAAGATGCTCGAAATATTCTCGCAAGTTTCGTTCTTGCCGCAGCATCATTCGAATGATATTTCTGGCATGATCAGATGTGAGATCTTGAATCAACAACATCTCACCTTCCTTTGTAGTCCACAGCTCGTCGGGAAATTCCATACCATCAAATGCAATATAGGTTTTTATTTCAATCCAACGAACTTCTATACAGTTATCCGTTGTTGAGAATTCAACATAGTTTTTCTCATCGGGATACAGAGTTTTAGCAAATTCGCGTGCGGATACTAAGTCAGTAAATGTTTTCTTCATTTGTTATTTTCTATATTTTATTTGATCTCGGATATAGTCTGCATAGTACTCTATGCGTTCGGCATTTAAGTGACCACCGGCATCGTACATACCCCCTAGAGATATATTACCGTTCGAGTCGTAATATACTTCGGGCAACTCGTCGACTTCCTCAATTTCAGTTATCGAGGATTCTGCTAATTTTTCTTCTGCCATATTTTGTTATATTAGATGTTTGTGTGTAAGTTTATATGTATATAGATGTATACACAAGATTCTGACCTAGGATTACTGTGTAGGATTGCTGTCTAGGATTACTGTCTAGGATTGCTGTCTAGGATTGCTGACCTGGCTTCAGAAATTCAAGTTTTTGACGAACATAGGATGGAACTAACAGGCGAGGACTTTGGTAAGGTGACTACACTACTAGCATCGTCTATCAAATATTCAAAAACTACGACAGGTTTACTATTATCTAACGGCTTTGACTGAATAAAGAAGAAGTCATAAAGGGTTGTAGATAATCCGGACTTACATTCTATTGCTATAACTTTTACCTGACTTCTTGCTAGGAATGATTCACCGTTAACGTGAATTTTACTCAGTGTGCTCGAGGATATCAATATAGAACCCACATTAATCTTTACCTTCCCATCCATCGAACTTATAAGACTAGATGCATCGTAAAACACCTCTATGTCTTGATATTTCATTTTGAGAATTGGCACCCAGTTGTCCGGGATGTCTTTGGAAGACGAATGAAAACTTGCTGTTATAAGTAAAGATGCAAGAATTGCAGTAAAAATATTCATACACTTATTTATCGATCCACAATAGAAATAAAGGGAAACTTCGATATAATTGGGGTGATTTCGGCTGTAGTATTAACAGCAGTATAAGCCAATAGAATAATTTTTCCCACTACTTTGCAACTACGGGTGATATTCTATCGCGAATATCACAAATCATCGATTCTTTAATGTAGAAATTTTCATATACTACGTAAGTTTTCGGCGTATTCTTTATGGGACGGGAGGATTCACCTTTATTGTAATTCGGATAGTATTCTTGTCGTCTAGCAATTTTTCTTCTGCTAGCTCTTCCTCTGTACGAGCACGCCTAATCTTAACATCCCTCATGCCAAGCCTAAAGGTAAGACATGCCTCTGGCTCCATTTCTATTACCATCTTTTTATTAGAATATTTTCCGTCGTCAGGTTTAACGAGACTAACATCTTCGACGATATTGTATTCACCTTCGTCAAGCCTACTTAATACATTGCGAAATTTACCTTCGCTATCATGACTAAAAGTGAATGTGTAATTAATTTTGTCTGTCATTTCAATTCCCTGGTAATTCCATACACCTTACGCAGGGTACAGTTAGTTTTAGTGCTATTGCCTGTTGTCTGTCCATCTTTGCATAGAATATGTAAGTAACGCCGGTCCCAGCAAATTGGAAAGATTCGTAGTAGGTTGATATTCCTTCTTTCTGTATATAACTATTGAACTCTCCGGGCGACCCGGTAATACTTATTAGATGCGGAGTCATCCTTGAGTGTACTCTGACTGATGTGCTATCTGGTGTCTTAATTTAATTGCCAATGCAGACTCCGGCGTCACTATGACTCCGATTATGACCTTGCGTGTACCGTTTCCTGAATTGTGAGATGCGGCGAATATGCTTTGTGCTCGAAGCCAATCGATCTCTCTGTCGTGTGCCTCTTCGTCCACATAATAGACCAATTTAATCATACATCAATTTAACATAGTTCTGCTAGCATAGCAATAGGTAGCTAATTTAGAAATTAATTTCTAAACCGAAAGTTATATCTACTGGGCTAAATTTTAGAATAATGATCAGTTTACATTCCTCTGATGGATAAAATAATAAACCAGCAAGCCCATGCCCGTGGCGGTCAGGGCGAAATGTATGAGTCACAATGCCTTTATCAACTGCCCACACAAGATTCTCTATTTTACATACTTTATAAGGTTCTACTAAAATTTCCCAGCGACTAGCTTTATTATCTTTTCCAGACATTATCTTTTCCTAGTGTTAATGTTAGTAAAAGTTCCGTAGCTTCGTCTACGTTTACTGCGTGGAAGATAAATCGAGGACGTCGACTCGTATTCATCGTACAGCTGGATATAATATTCGGCAGCGGTACGAAGTTTTCTATTTTGAATTTGCAATCGTCAGGGACAAGCACATTTAGAGATACCATTTGTGCAATTATAGCATTACTTACATCCTATGTCAATGGTCACGCGGCGTTATAAATAAGGAATCTTTAATTTGAAACTCTTCATTTAAGCATAAATGGGCTGTCATGCATGTGTCCCATTGTACCAGAATGTTCCTGGATACTATAAGAAATAATGTTAGTGCTTCGGCATCGAAGATGTACTCCGAAACCTTACATGTTATTCTTCCGTATGGCCATGCTGGTCTTTCTATAAGCGTCCATAGTCTGCCACAGCTTGCGTTTCTGTCGAGTATTCTGAATTCCTCAATGGTAATTAGTATATCGTTTTTAAGGATAACACTAATTTGTTCCACTACATTCCTACCCTGTATTAAGCCCGTCTCCAGGGGCAGTCCACAGTGGACCAATGGATACGTGGCCGTAGGTTATTACAGGAGCAGTAGATACAGTGTTGTCGTCAAATCTGAAACTTAAATGCCCGGCCCTGTCGTGGTTGTGAAGGAAATTATCTGTGACCATTACCATGAATGTAGCAAGCTCTTTGTTAACGAGTATAACATTTCTAATTGTAAATTGCACACTTCCCAGGTTTTTCGGATACCAACTTACAGACACAATCCTGTCTAAATTGTCTCCGGTTATTTTAAAGAAGCTAGGAACACCGCTTGTTATGATGATCCCTACTTTCTCGGATCCATTATATGGACTCCCTGGTAGTGCAACAATAGAAGTGATTATGGGTACAGACATACACTATTTATCGTCCGTGCCAGTCATTTAGCTTATCAGATATAGATGAAATACACACTGACTGGAAATAGATCGCCTGGTCAACTTTACATGGTAAATAAGTCATAACTTAATATAAAAATGGCACAAACAGTATACTTCCTGACAGATAACTTAGCAGACCCATGCCCTTCTGTATTTATAAACAAGACATTCGAGTCACCAGGTTCCGAGCTTACTGAACCAATAATATTTAGAATGGCACAGTTGTCTACCACTAAGTTCTTCTATGTACTCCTTACAGACAGGGATTTTAATTTTTCAAAGTTCGACTTCTCGTACAGACCAGAACCATGGAGCCAGTCTTTAGTGCATGTATGGGACAATAATCCTGCAGTAAAATTATTCAATAAGTCATTGGTACTATCAGATCCCTCTGCTTATACAGACATGTCATTTATTAATGGAAAATACAAATTTATAAACATAGAATGTGGAGAATTCCGTCAGAAACCGGCCGACATCATATTCCTTAGTTATGATGAAAATAATGCAGAAATTAACTTCACACGACTAAGTGCCAAGTTTCCCAGGGTAAAACATGTTCGCGGCATACAAGGAATATTTAATGCCCACCTTGCAGCCGCGCAGGCGGCCACCACTCGGATGTTTTATTTAGTGGATGCCGATGCCGAAGTAGCAGATAGTTTTGATTTTAGTTTTCTCCCCGATATACATAATGTCCAATTCTCTCACGTTTGGCACTCTAAAAATCCTGTAAATGATCTGGAATATGGTTACGGAGGAATAAAATTGTTCATGAGAGATGCTCTTTTAACCTACAAGGAAGATCCCATAGATTTTACCACAAGTGTTTCTGCTGGATTAAAAGTGATAAATGAAATTAGTAACATCACTCGATATAACATAAACGAATTTTCCACCTGGAAGAGTGCGTTTAGGGAATGTGCCAAACTAGCATCCAGGAGTATTAATAATCAGAGTGACCCGGAAACAACAAGTCGACTCGAAACTTGGTGCAAGGCCGGGGTCGATCGAGACTATGGCAAATTTGCGATAGCCGGTGCAATAGCAGGTCGCAAATACGGAAATGCTAATGCTACTGATATTGTAGCATTAGCATTTATTAATGACTTTGAATGGCTAAGAACACAGTTCGATCAGCAATGAGGGCCTAAGAATAGCTCGACTAACTCGTTTACGTCTTCTTCGAGTTTATCTGTATCGATAAAAACCCTTACGTCCTTCATCCTTTTAAAACTATTTTCCATAGTTTCCCAATTTGCATTCTTGTTTAAAGGTATAGGATGAGATATTTCTGTACCATGCAGCTCTACTATATTACCATCATGGTATTGAACGAGAATTTGATCAATATATTTTACAGGTATTTCGTTAGCATCTATTTCCTTAACTATCCTGTCGAAAACAGATGCCCTAGAAATTCTACTAGTAGATTTATTCATGTTAAAACTGGTTATGATTTTCTTGCTCATACATATCTCCTATATGTATTATTTATACAAAAACAGCTCGGTTGACCGAGCTGTTTAGTTTATAGTATTAAGAAGTTTTGACTTCTTTTCTGGCTGCATCTCTTAAAATTTTCGCGTTTATCTTATCAGTAAGAGCAGTCGAGGCTTTGTCAACTTTTAATTGAGCTGCTTTTTCTCGATCCCGTTCTCTCCGCTTGATCCGCCTTTCATCCATTCTTTGCTCTTTAATATCTTCTGCCATTGCCGGGCGGCCAGGCCCCGGCTTTAGTTCAGGTGCAAGATTATAGGCTTCTTCCCGCTTAGATAGCGCATCTTTTTCAAGCTGTTCTGCCACTAGAATCAAGGACTTTGCAATAGCATTCGGATCTTGCATCCTCGAAGCCAAATCCTCCGCCGTAAATACTTTTTCTGCCTGTGTACGAGTGTCTTCGACGGCAGGAGTGCCCTTATTGGGTTCGTCGCGTTGACGAATATATTCATCAACTTTTTTATCTATGGTCGCATTAATAAGGGCCAAAGGAACCGCCTGTCCGGGTAACGGCAACATAGTAACGTTGGTTACAGGCTCTTTCCTCAAATGCCCTCGCTGATGAAGTGCGGATAAGCAGTTGAGTCCATCCGGAAATGTTCTGCGATTTAAGACTTCGTAAAAGTCGTTGGTTTCAACTGCTTCCTTCGAGTTTAAGCATTGCATAAGATAATCATGATAGCTATCAGGTAGCCGCTCGGTTTCTACAATCAAGCATGAATTCTCGTCATTTGGTAATTTTCTAAATACTACAGCAACCCGCACACCGGTGTTTGCCAGCTGACCGGCATGTTTTTTTAATCCTTCGATAGCCATATAATCCCCTATTCCTATTTACAGTGTTACTGTTTCTGCTGTCTTGGATTCTTCCGCCTTTTGCGCATCCTCTACATATTTTAAGAATTCACTAAGCTTATTAAAGACGCCTCCCACCTGAGCTAACTCTGACGCCTGGAATGCGCCGCGCCTAGATGCCAGGTCCACTACTCTGGATAGCAATTGCAGATCTGCAATGGACAGTTGAACTGGTGCCGTGAACGCAGTCGATTCCGTTTCACTTGTGGTGCTGATATCGGTGACTTCTTGTGTTTTTACTGTTGCGTTTGTCATGTAATCTCCGTTTGAAAAATAGTTAAGCATTATCTGCTAATTTTATTTATCTTTCAGTCAATGATATTGGTAGAATATTGGTAACGAAATGCCAGATAAAATACAGTTTTAATGCCTTACATCAAAAGAAAAGGAGCTTAACGCTCCTTTTCTTTTTAAAGTTCACTACTTGTATCTCCATTGGTTGCCCAGTTAGTTTTTCGGCCCGTGTTTGTCCGGCTGGGCAGTAATTCGAATCATATCCTCAGGCCAATCTACATAGTATTTCCACTCTTCATCCTTGAAACTAATGGGGAAATTCTTTCTTTTAGCTAAAATATCATAGTAGTTCGGCTTGTAAGGCTTATTTCTGGGAAGAATCGTATCGTCTGCACCCTTATCGCTGTTACACGTTTTGCAAGAAGTAGTTACATTGAGCCAGTTAGTTTTTCCACCTAAAGACCTCGGGATGACGTGATCTAACGTAAGATCATTCAGATGACATTTTCCGGCCTGAGATTTACATTTACGGGTGGTCTGTAGCTGACATGTAAAATTGTCGCGCATGTACACATTGGCCCGGCTATACTTTAGTCCTTTGGTCCACTTAACTTGCTCTGCCATTATAATGATAGATGGAACTTTTATTTCTAGATGCTGCGACCGGACCACCCACTCATCATATTCTTTCAAAATTTTAGCTTTATCCAAAAACACAAGTCGTAGTGCGACGTACCATGATACCACAGAAAGTGGTACACTAGTCATGGGCTGCCCGTCAGCGTTAAGGAGTAAAACATCGCTCATTTTTAAAGTTTCTTATACATAGTGTGTAATAAGGGATCATGTGTATTTATTATTTTACAGGGTTTGATATACATTGTCAAGCAACTAAGTAATAATTTCCAGGTAATCCCGAAAATAATGCGGAACTCCTCTGAGTCTCAGAGCAGTAGCATCCTCTTGCATTTCAAATTCTACCCTAAGTGTTCCCTGTAAAATCAGGTGTTGCCATTTTGGCACATATCCTGTTTTGTATTTTACTTGATTATCGCATGTTCCGTCTACCCAGTCTTTGAAGAAAAGTTCAATAATTTTATGTTTTTCTATATCTACAGATTCTTTTATTCTAAATATTACGGAAGAAGTCATGCATCTATTTATCCATGCACTGCTGGTACTTCATGAGTTTATTTTTTTACAGGTTTTCCCGTCTCTCGAGCATTTTAACCATGTGCAGTACGTACACCGTTAAAGCGGGCAGTAGATTCGCCTTTTTTTGACGAATCTACTGCCCTGTTATTTACGTTTGTTCTGCGGACTGTGGTCGTCTGGCTCGTACCATGCGGTCATCCCGAACGGCGCGATAAGTCGATGTGCAGCGTCACCATGAATCAGAAACAAAGTGTCGCAGTACAGTTCGTCCCCCCAGCTGCCGCAAGGATATCCATCTGTCATCATAATGAATCGTTCTGGCACGATGTCATTCTCCTTCATGAAATCCCAGTTACACGTGAAATCAGTACCACCTCCGCCCTTAATTTCGTATTCATCAACCTCGTCGATATTTTCCGGAGTAAACTTTGCGTAGTTATATACTCTGGTATCAAAGCACCAGACTTCCAACTCATAGTCACCGAACTGCTCCATGATACCTTTTGTTTCACTCAGTAAGTCACGAAGCATGCCTTCGCTCATCGAGCCCGAACAGTCGATAGATACGGCAGCTTTCACCTTGACGTCTTCTTTTGTCGCTGGCAGATAGATACCGCTGGACTGCGACTTTCTGGAACATCGACTCCATGTATAGTCGTTCTTAATCATAGACTGAATTTTCATGTTAAGGATCTCTCGCCAGTCCATCTGTGGCTCAGTCAGGTCCTGAATCATGCGTCTTACGCCAGCAGGCGTATTTCCGGCGCCAGCGGCGTTTGCTGCCTGCATAACGGCATTTCGAATCTCGTCTGACAGGATACGGCGCGCCTCCTCGTCCAAGGGCTCGCCCTTGCCATCACCTGGTTCCAAGTGAACGTCGAATTCTGGCCAGTTTTGATCAGGATCTTTCTCCAACAACTCGTACACTTCTTCGGCAAACATGCCTTTGTATTTAGGATTAAAACATGCCTGCACACCCGAAGTCTTCGGGTCAGGTAGCTTGCCGATATTGTGCTCGTGCAGCTCATAGTTGATTACATAGTCTGCCGCGGCATTCCACAACTTAGGCTTTCGGCTGCCTCGGCGGCTCATGTGGTCATAAACGCAGTGCTCGACCTCATGTGCAACAAGGAAGATTGTTTCCGGTTTAGTCAGCTTGGAAATGAAGTTGCGGTCATAGTAGAAGTACCGACCGTCGGTTGCAGCAGTATTGCACCACTCATCGTCAGTAGCATCTCGCAAGATAAGCCGAGTCGCTAGTGTACCCCAGAATGGTTGATGTAGCAGCAGAGAGATTCTGGCACGGGTAAGTTGTTCGAGTACTGATTCAGGTGAGTTATTTGCCATAGTTTTCCTTTAAATGTCAATTGCACGTTCGTATGTACATGTTTGTATTATAGCTGCAAATAGCGTAACTGTCACTTGGTTATACTAGAGTATTTGAAAATGTAAGTGCCTCATCTAGCGATCCATTGAATATTTTTTCTCGATGATTATCTAGTAACTCGATTCGATTTACATATGTCAGTGGTTCGCCGAAAGGAGTTTCGGCAGGACCGACATGTGTAGATTGGTATCGCAGTATACCTTTTATCTTTTCAGAATTGCGATTTGCAAATTTTTCCAGAACATTGTAGTTATGATAGGTGATTAGTGTATATCTTGACATGCTTGTATTATAGCTGGTTCTAATATGAATGTCAACATGAAATTAAGTGGCAACAGCTTGCCAGATACAAGCATCGTTGCCGCAGTTCCATATTTTAATATATCCATTATTTCTCATATGATTGTATTAGGTGCCATAGAATGCAGAAAAGCCCGCAACTTGCGGGCTTTTGTCTTTGCTTATTGACCCTTACGGCCTAATAAAATCCTAGTCTTCCAAGATATACTTACCATACTTCTCATGGAAAGTCTTGAACTGCTTGAGCTCACGGTGGTTGATAGGCAGCTGATAATCTCGAAGCGCTGTCTTAGCACCCAACACAATCATCTCAGTATGGAAATTACTCATCATGAACTCGAAGAAATAATCCACACACTTATGCCATTCTGCCATGTCATATCCGTCTTCTTTGCTCTTTGCCCGAGCAACCCACTCTTGTAGAGTGTAACACATGGCGATCGACAAGGAATACATGGCGCTCAAGTCTTTAACGTTCAGGTCCTTTACCTTGCCAGTCAGTACATCTTCCGGCTTAGGCATACGTGATGCAACTTTACGGTGTGCAGAGAACTCAATTGCCAATCCATCTCCTACAGTTCCAGCCACTAGTGCAGTATTCATCGAATCGCTCATCTCATCGCTGATCAACTGGCTCACGAACACCCACGAACGAGGAGTAGCAAACGCCTTGCTCGGGCTCTTGGGATCAAAGTCGAACAACTTTTGTTTGTGGTGACTCAAAAAGCCGACCACGTCCGGGTGAATACGTGCGCCAATTGCCCACTTTTGCCAGTCTTCGAAGTTCGAACTCATCTCGATGTGAACCAAACGGTTTGCCAATGGACTCGGCATACGGTATGTAACACCTTTGTCGCTGTCTCGGTTACCTGCACACACCATGCTCACTCCCTTTGGGAGATGATATTCGCCGACCCGGCGGTTGAGAATCAGCTGATATGCTGCGGCTTGCACACTTGGAGCGGCAGCGTTGATCTCATCTAGGAACAGGATTGCATTAGACAGGTAGGTATCAGTCGGCAAGTCAGCGGGCTGAGCCCACTTCATGCTCTTGGTCGCTGGGTCAAAGTATGGAATACCTTTAATGTCAGTAGGCTCCAACAACAGCAAACGCATGTCAATTACTGGCCTGTCGGTTTCTCTGCCGATTTCTGCAATCAGTTCAGATTTACCAATACCGGGAGGTCCCCAGATCATTGCGGGACGACCAACCTTCATACAGCGGGTCAAGAGTGTTCGGACATCGCGGGGACGTTCGACGCGGTGATTATCATGTGTTACTGCCATTTTGCGTTTTCTCCAGGGTTAAAAGTTGCTATGTATGTATTATGCAATACATGTCTGATCCTGTCAACTGATGTCATTTTTTCTCATATAGCTCTTTTGCCTATGCAGAAAGATGCTGTATCGATAATCCGGTGATACAGTATTAGTCATCTTGCGTGACCGTAATATTTGATTAAGGTATCGATTGCATGCAGGTATGCCTGATTATTGGTATAATCCTCTTCATGCATATATTCACCCTTCTTAACATGCTTCTTCAAGAAATTCTTAATCAGTTTCTTAGACTCCTTTAAAGTTGCCAACGTGATTGCGTCGGCAACCTCATACGACAAGCTAATTCCTTCAATACTATCAGCCTTTTTACTCATATCAATCTCCTAAGTCACAAAAATAGTTATAGTTACAGTTGGGGCAATGCATATAGATGTATCTTTCCGAACAGTACTCCTCGTTATCCACTCCGTCCACTTCGTCTGCATCGTCATGAATCCAAAGCTGTTTTAATTCCCTTGCTTTATCCCCGTCAATAGACATGTGATTCTGTTTAGTGCAATGCAAGATTTCTACGTCTGCAGGCAAGTTTGGATATCTGCACCTATCATTCATCTCTATTCCTATTTAATTTTACCAGCCAGCACGTCCCACATTAACTTAGATTCCGCTTCTTTGATGAAGGTGGGCCAGATTACACTTAATTTATGTTCGTCGACCTCTGTGTAGCCCTTCTTAAGCTTAGACTGAACTAGTTTGTCCAGGTCTATCCCGGTAACACCGGCCTTAAATTGCATTGCCTTACCTCTGGCCGCCCAAAAGATGCAGCAATACTGATTCCAGTGCTGTGGTGTCCACTCCCACGGGCGTGTGCGTTTAGGTGACGGCCTGAGGAAATATCCCCATATTTTGTCAGATGTTCCTTCGGTGTTCCATCCAATAAAGATAAACTGTTGACTCATCGTTTTCCCTTTAGTACGTTAGACATCTGATCCATTTCCATCTCATTAACTTGGCACTGGAGACCGGGCCAGTCTGCGATAAATATGCTCCCGTGGAATCCCCACCATTCGTTACGGCCGCCGCCTGTGCCGGTATGGATTCTTAATCCCTCTAGTAACGAGGTTGTGGGGTATTCTCCTGTATATCTGGGCGATCGACTAAGACTACCTTCTATACGGAATTCGAACCCAGGATAGCCCATGGGCTCGGGAGGAGGGTCTTCACTGATATACCAGTTTCGTCTAACGCCACCCTCGGGGCAACAGTGAGTGTTAGAAACCAATTTGCTATATCGAACCTGAGTAAATTCCAAATTTGTATACTTATCATCGTCGAAGAATTTCCCCGCCCAGTGGGGTGTTGTTAAATGCTTGGAATTTAAGGCAGCGAACAGTGTTTTCTGATTCGTTAATAACCATGGCAAGATATCTCCCATATGAGCGAGTCTTGCCTTTTCCGTAGTAAGCCAGGCATTGAATTTGTCACCCTCATTTTTTCGTTTCTCTTCTTTCCTTCGGGCATTCGAAAGAATCCTAATGTGATTTTTGTATTTTTTATCACATTCAAAGAGTAGCCCAGTATGAGGACATTTGTTTACAATTAGCTTCATTTGAGCTTTCCGTCGATTTCATTAAGTCGGATCTGCAGTGTGTCTCTTTCTGCCAGAAGTCGTCTACGTTCAGCATTAGTCTCCTTGCTAATAAGAGGAATATCCATATTCACATATTCTATATCTCCGCCAGCACCACATGACCAGAACCCTGGAAGATCAACAGCATATTCTATAACATCCGCTAGCTTGCCTCTTACCGTCCCCAGCTCAGGGCGGTGGCCAAAGCCACCGAAGTCAGCATTCAGCGTTTCGCCAAATATCAGCCAGGCGCCCATTGTATCCAGTGTGTACATGTTTAACAAATGAGAACCACCGATAGACTCGGTCGTAAAATAGTTAATTCGTTCTTCAGTGCTTTTCATTAGTGTGATCCCGGGTTAAGTGGATAAAGGTAGCAGACAAGTCTTGCTACCTTTATTATATCACAGATTTATTTTACAATCAACTGATATCAGATAATAATGGTTGCGCCAATGATCATCGAAAGTCCTGATACTGCGATCATTATCCAGACTGCAAGCCATTCACCGTCATTCACTAACTGTCTAAATCCCTGTGGAACACGAATCATGCGAGTTCCCTTAAACATTCCGAATAGATAGCTGTATTGTACTTCCTTAAACTCCTTCGTAAACAATCGTTTGTAGATCGCCCGAGCAGCAATCTGCCCGACAATAATAAAGAATAGACCTATGAACAGATTTGCAATCGATGCGCCGGCCACTTTCCAAATAATCAATGCTGCTGTTATTTTGCCTGCATCTGTTGCTAGAAATTCGTTAACAGTAACACCCAATTCTCTGGCAGCGAGACTCATTGCCTTTGCAAAGCCTTCGGCAGCCGCGCCTGCTTGTTGACCCCATGTTGCAGCAAGAGTCACCATGGCACCGACTCCCTCGGTGTTTGCAACCTCAGACACTTTCTTTGCAGCAACAGCTCTCAATTCGGCAATTTGTGCCTCATTTAAACCGCTTACATCAAAAGATGTCGTTGCTGCAAAACTCGTAGAACAGAGTGTCAGTACCATCGCAATCAAAATTTTATAAAACATAATTTTTCCTTATTTAGAGTTTGGTTTAAAATGCGCTTAACCAGTTGTACGCAGGCCTGCCTCTGCTAAGATCTTCACGTGTAAATACTACGACCGCAGTGTCAGGCTTACCTTCGTTGATTATATAAGTAAAAGTCCCGGCTTCGGGATCAATTTTCGTCAGCTGTGTTGGTGTCACTTCTATCTCGATACTGTCTGTATCGTCATTCGATGGGTCTAGATCAATCCATACCTTGATAGCATCGTGTGCAACAGGATTACCATGGATTACCGTAGGAGAGAATTGTCGTGTTGTCAATTCCTTACCCTCCATATATACCTTAACATCATGTCGGATGCTACCCGCATCAAACGGCTTTGCATTCAACATGTCCAGCGCCTGATTTGGCGTCTCGTTGTACCGATTCATTTCCTCGACTAGTGCTTTGAGCATGTCGAAGTTGAAAGAATCAAACATCATTCTCAGTCGAACAATTTGTTCGATGTGAGTTTTGTCATTCAATGTATCGAAACAATATTCACGAATAAAATCAGCATCCAATCCTTTGTAATCAATCATATAGAAGATACGGCCTGGGCGGTTTCGCATATGCTGATTCACTTTGTACTTATCGTTGACAGTCAGTACAAATAATTTCTTGGTAGGGTATACTCCGTCCAGCAAAGTCAACGTAGCTGCTTGTTGCTCGTCGTCGAATACTTTTTCAAACTCGTCGAACACAATCACACATGGTTCGTCGATTGATTGGATGAATGTATTGAACGAGTCGCCGCAAAATGGTGTGTTAATAACCAGTGTGGAGATGCCCTGAGTGGCAGCTTGCTGACTAATCAGCTTGGCCAGCATAGTCTTACCACTGCCCTTCTCTCCATTTAGCAACACACCGGTAGCATTGGGCCGCGAATGGAAAGTATTCAGAATTCGGCCTGCTTGGTTTCCCGTCTTTCCGTAAATCTTGCCAGAAATTTCAAAATCAGTAATGGGTTTTAGATAAAACCCACGAATAGGATTAGCCCCGACTGTATAGGTGCCTACGGGCAGATTCTTACGAATATCATACGCCCCTTCTGCTGTGGGCCAGAGTAGTTCGCCGTCTTTCAAATAAAAGCTCATTGTATTATTTCTTTAAAGTGTAGTTACTGTAGAATCGGGCAACCACAGTGTGACAGGAATTGTCATAGTTTGTTCGATAATTTCCCGAATAATTTCCCAATTACCGCCGCCTCTTGCAGCACCTATTAGCGGAACATGCATTACATTATGCATTGAATCTGCGTATTGTGTCAACTGACTATTAATCTGTGAGAAGCAAGTTTCGATTGCATCATAGCTAACCTGACGTTGGCCGTGACCATATGTGCCCTGAGTAATTGCATTCCATATAACTAGATCCGAGGTGACAGGAACTGGATAAGCAACTCCTAGTATCAGGCCATATTCTTCGTGCTGTTTGCGGTAGGTCTGATATGCAGTTGGATATGTTTCCTTGACTGCAACTGCGACGCCAGATCCCATTACCCCTTGTGCATTACACCCATGCACAATATGTCCACGGGTCACGTGCAAGAGATTGCCAAGTTTAGTTTCAATCTTAATACTCATTTGTTACCTTTATCTGAAATAGAAACACCGACACAATATTTTTCAGTGAAGCTCTTGTATGCATGGACTATAAAGCCATGGTTTGTGGAATCTTTATTTCTAGCAATCGAACTAACACCATTGCCAAATTCTGCTATCATGTTAACTAGGATAACGATCGAGAATCCCACTGTAAATACAGCTATAAAGAATATTGTGAAGGCGCCTATCTGGGACATTATCCATGTTCCGTATACTATGCTAAATACCAGGCCCATTATAAGATCAGATATCGGAAATAGAAACGCAACAGAAAATGCAATAATAAGCACCAGTGATACAAACCCAAGCATAACACTCTGAGTATATGAGCATAAATCAGTGTTGTCTTCCCATGGGCGGAGGTTGCCATACACAGTTGCAATTCTGTAATGCCAAGACTGTCGGTTAAATTCTAATGTCTTCATTTTAGCCCTTTAAGTTTATTTATTACGTCTTGCATGGCGTACATGTCATGGCACGGCATCGCTGCGGCATCCCGGTACTTCCGACCACTGCTTGGCATTGTTCGCAACGATGGCAAGTACCAGACTACTCATCAAAATAAGCCACAGCCCCACATAGTAGTATAAAGCCAGAGTAATCATTATTCATCTCGTTCTGCATTCTCAGCAGCAAGGATCTTCAGCACAGTATTTGCCAGGACTGTGTGCCCCAGATGATCCGAACCCTGTCCGCCGCCACGTGTCTGCTTGGACCAGTGCTTGCGAGTATGGCCCATATAGCTGTTGACCCAGGCTACAGTAAGTGCTTCCTTGATAAACGATGCAAGCCCGTCCCAGTCATTACTATCTACATATTCCGCAACGTGGAAGTCGACATTGATCAACCCAAACACACTTGAGGAGTTATTGAATACACGCATCCATCGTGCAGCCAGACATGTATCATTATAATCGTAGTCGTTCGCATATAACGTCCTATATGTGAAATTGCTCATAGGGGTGCCAGCAAGCTCCTTTTGCTTTTTCTCTATTTCTGCCTTTTCAGCCTGTTTCCTTGCAATCAATTCTGATATCGAGTGCTCGACCTCTTTAAAATAGGTATGTGTGTAGCGGTTGCCATGGCCGCACTGGCCCAACTCCTCGCCTACGTATTCCTCAACATACCATGTATCCATTATGCTGCGGAAAATATCACAATGCACTATAATATGAGTTACTTGACGAAATGTATCCTCTTGCTTTATTTTGGCAGCAAGGCGATTCATTTCAAAAATCTGTGAATTTGTAAGCGATTCTCCTTCGGTCCGCTTTCGCTCAAGTTCGCCGAGATCGGCGCCATCCTGATCCCAGTGATACAAATGCTGGATACCCAACCGTGACTCATTATCAGCTTTGAATAACCGATCAATGTCAAAATTTCCCCTGTTTACTTCCATATCATGGACAGAATTTGGGCCTTGCCCAAATTCGTACAACTGGTTACGAATTTCTTCCAGAACAATATTTAGACCAAATCCGAAACAGTCTTCGACGCCGCCGTAGTCGTCGTATTTTCCGTAAAAGGGAATCGGGCAGACATCATAGAATGCATTGCTATAGCACAGGGAGGTACCATCCCTGCTTTTCAGCAGCATAAAGACTACAACATCAGTACCCGAAGTGATGTGCAGATTCGATATAGCGCATGTTCCGTTCCAACTTCCCATTACTTATTCTCCTTAAATTTTTCAGACAAGCGTTGAAATTCAGCCAAATCCCGGGCCTCTACTGCTACCCTGTAAGAGTTTTCTTCTTTAACTCGTTTGTCTTGCTCTGCATCGGTTTCTAGCCGATCGACTAAAATTCGATATCCAGGGGTAGATTCATATTTTTCAAACCCATACTCGCTGTAGTCCAATCGGGCCGATGGCCCGTACTCTTTGACCCAGGCATCGACTGTGGTTTTTAAGGACTCTAGTGTTGTGTCAAATGTATACACCGACAAGATGTTTGCATTTTCGGTAATGGTCAATTTTTTAGTCATACATTATAATTCACAGTTTAAACTTCCGGACAATGCTTATTCATTGGGGAATTCATCCATGATTGATTTGCTACGCCGCTGCTCGGTGGCGGCCCTACCTTGCTTGCTCCAGGAATAATCCTCCGGAAGCTTATCACTCACCCCCGGTTTTCCGACTGAGTTAGGATTCTGCGACACAAACGTAACATATGCGAAGTCGGGATTTTTACGCAAGACTTCGACAAAAGAGAGTGCTCCCGTCATTTCGTTCATTTCGAAGTGCTTCTGCTCGGGACAGAATTTTTCTCCCGTAATATTAACCCAATATACCATAAAACCAATAAGTTTATTTTTATCCATACTATATTGTAGTGTTATGTTAAATAAGAGTCAAATGACTGTCGGTTATTTTACACTGCCGATGTTGCAATCTAGCAAAGACTCCAGTTGGCCTACGCACTTTATCAACATGTCTCGATGTCTTGTTGTCCAGATAATATCGGCATAGTCGGTTGTTTTTTCCGGGTATTTTTTAGCCTGACCAGGAACTATCCCCATAATTTCCGAAATAATGTCGTCGGCCATTTTATCCAGATCGGGGTCTGGAATATACGGCATGTATTCCCACACGTCATTTTTGTCAATTGCTTCAGTTAGGAAGCGTGTCCATGCTTTGACAAAATTAATTGCAATCTGTAAAAACCACTTCGGAGTATTATCGTTAAGATGATAGATATCGCTGTAGGCCATACTAAGTGGGTATGGGCGCAAGTGATGCTCGTAAAAACCGGGGTCGTCCTGTCGGCGCACAGCTTGCATGTTGACTAAATTGCTATATAGAGCTTGCTCGGTAAATGCAGAGTCGTCGATATCAAAGACTTTGTACATTTCGCAGCACTTTTCTAGATATGCTAGATCTTCTGGCAAGACGGCCGCATTAAACCTGACTGCATAATCTTTTTCCTTTTGGTGACACTGTTGGATCAAAATGTCCCATTCCTCGGGAGTCATCGAGGGGTACTCGGTAATAGGTAAACCAGCACCGTCTACGATCATCCCAGACGAATTATCGACATCATATCCATTGCCGATCGTAAATAACAGATGATCCAGCAGTCTTGCAACTGTCGGATAGATACTTGCATATTCGCAGAGGTGACGATTGGTAAAATTATGAATGTTGGCCATGAGTTCTTTCGTTGCGCTCGAGTGATTGACTATATTCAGCGGCAACGGATTCCAGCGCCTTAGCAAGCGTCTTACCTGTTGTGCCGACATATTGTACACCGTCTTTCCAATGTGCATATAAGGAAATCCCTTCGGCCTTTCCGGTATAGAATGAATGGATTTTTTCGTCTGTTTGTTCTTTGGTCATGATAATATATAAAGTTTCCCGCGAGCGCTGTGCCGATGTCATTCCACTATCCATGTATCGTATGTCCAGTGGTATTTATTAAAAAATCGTTGGCTGCTTCCAAGGACATCCAACAGGCTCTTTTTCGCTCTCTGACATAAGAACAACTATCTTATGCACCTCAAGAAACGGCGTTCGAACCAAGGAGTTAAATGTATCTTCTTCAGTCATAAAAAGGTGTTGTACATGATTATAGCGTACAACCATCTTTTAGTCTACAGGTATAGTACTCGAGTTAAGCGAATTATGTCATTTACCGAGGACTAGTTGCCTGCTAGCGTCTATCGGTGAATGTGAGGGGTTGGTATATTTCCTCTAATAAATTCCCAACTACCAAATTCTTTCATTGCACGACTATATTCCCCGACTGGCTTTCCAATCCAGTACTTACCCAGTATATCCGATGCCTTGCACCATTTGGCATTGTTTTCCGGTTTGCCTGAGTAAGGATTCTCGAATGAATAATGATCGCTGTGGCCGCCCGACATTGAGACAATCTGCAATGGTCTACACCAGTCAGATGGCAGGATTATATCGGCATCTTCTAAAATACTGATACTCTTCATATTATCCTTGTCTATTTTTTAATCGTTCCATGCACTCTGTCAGAGTACACGTATCACCCTTTGATGCAGATAATCTGTTTTAGTGTTTCCACTACATCCACAAGGTCAGTTTGTGCAGCCATGACTTGGTCAATGTCCTTGTACGCACCCGGAATTTCATCGATCACATCGGCGTCTTTGCGGCATTCTACACCAGCGGTCTGCTTTTCCAAATCCAGCGAGGTAAAAAGTTTCTTAGCCTGGTTACGGCTCATTTTACGACCAGCGCCGTGGCTACACGAACAATAGGATCCTTGGTTACCTTTCCCACGCACAATGAAGGACTTCGCACCCATTGACCCAGGTATAATTCCCATCTGTCCAAGTTTCGCAGATACCGCACCCTTCCTGGTTATCCACATTTCTTCATTGTTGTGTTCTTCCCACGACGTGAAGTTATGATGACAGTTTACAACTTCGCCAATCGTAATCATCTGAGGAAACTTGTTCTTTAAAACAGCAAGTACCAGATTCATCATGGTGTCGCGATTAAATCGCGCATAGTCTTGTGCCCAGTACATAGCCTCGATATATGCATCAAATTCTGCCGTACCTTCGTCTAACCATGCCAAATCTTTATCCGCTAGCCCCCAGCCGCGAACAGCAGCCTGCTTCTTAGCCAACTCGATTGCCACAGTACCGATTTGATTACCAATGCCGCGAGATCCCGAATGCAACATTACCCAGACACGATCTTCTAAGTCCAAGCAGATTTCGATGAAGTGATTGCCTCCACCCAGTGTTCCAATCTGGCGACCGATTCGTTTTTCGTCAGTGCGTCCAAGTTTTGCCTTCATAGCTAGCTTGTCCCATCGCTCCATCGTCTTGCGCAAATTCTTACGTAGAACATCGGCATACGGGCCGGAGACTGACGGTATTCCTGCCTTATGCTCGTTGAAGCCTACGGGAATATCTCTCTCAATCTGATTACGTAGGGAATACAGAGACTCTGGAAGATCATTCGCAGTAAGATTAGTCATGACTGCGCACATACCACAGCCGATATCCACACCCACGGCTGCCGGTATGATTGCATTACGAGTTGGAATTACCGAACCCACAGTTGCACCTTTACCAATATGAACATCTGGCATGATAGCCATATGTCCTGATAGTATTGGTAACTGGGAGATATTAATAATCTGCTCTAGAGCAGATTCCTCAACTTCCATGTCTCCCACCCACATTTTTACATTCTCAATTTCCATAATCTTACCTTTGTTCGATTTGTTCCGACATCTCGGCCATCATTCCCAGCATTTGTTCGGCAAATTCCTTCCATTCTTCCAAGTCTGTAAACGGAATGGCAACGACATTATTAATATGGAGATATAATCCATCATCCTCGACGGAAAATAACAACTCCTTTTTATTCGGTGTAATCATGATTTATATGCTTAAGGTTTTTCCAGTTTTTAGGCACCAAGCGACCACATCCTCAGTGGGAATCAAGCACATCTCTCCGCTGTGCTTTTTCACCGGCTTTAATGCGGGACTCGGGTCTAGTATCATAATTTTCACATAATCTATCAACCGTTACAGATTCATCTGCTCTACTTAACAGTGTTCTTGACAGAATTGCTGAGGCGTTTAGATAATTTATTCTGACCAGAGATAAGAATCGAAGTTATGTCTTGACTGAGGTCTGTCTTAACATCTGCAGGAAGGGTCCAATCTTCGAACATATTCTCATGTTTACTTACAATTGAGTTGATAAGTAATACCCAATCCCTGCCATCAAGGTTTGATCTCCGAATGATGTCAATTGTAAGTTGTCTAATAAGATGCGGCCATTCTTTAAATATTGCGCGGGTTTCGGTCTTAGTCGACAACGATTGTATATTTTTCAAAAGTACAACAAAATTAGATTTATTGTAGTCTACCATCGTTTGCCAGAACCGGAAAGAAGATTTGAGTATGATAATATCCTCGATATGATTTTGCAAAAACTTAATGTTAATACCTAAGAGTTTATGTAATACATCACGGGAAATTACCGGCCTAAAATCAGTATTATCATATACCCACTCTGGATTTTTAAGAAAAATATCGGCCTGGCTGGCGCTAGATAGCTTATTGAATATATCGATCCGTATGTACTTCATAAAATCAACCGAAAGAATAGATAAGTAGTCTCTAATATGGAGCTGATGCAGTTCTGCATCAGCTATTGGATATCTATCTGCATATCCAATTAGATTCCCTTGATATAGCGTTACCATGGCCACACGCTCTTTAAGAGAAAAATTCTCGGGATTTATGATCCCTTCGTAGAATTTAAAATCAGAAGATAGCAATGAAAATTTATCATACACAGAAAGATTATCAAAGGAAAACAAGTGAGTTTTAACTCTGACCAGTTTACCGATGTCAATGCACTTACTTAAAATACCCATTTCTCTGACAGATTTGCATGCCATGTTATATTTCCAATATTAGATTTGGGTTAAACGCAACGTTAATAGAACGGTTCCAGTATCCGTAGGGATTACATACTACGCGAGTTTCATTAATAACATAATCAAACGGCTGATGAATGTGACCATGTACCCACAGTTTCACATCAGTGAACCACCCGATAAAAGCTTCTTTATCGGCGAAGTAGCAATGGTCGAGGAGACCTCGGTCGTCTCCCCTACGTATAGGGTTACCAGGGCTATGGTGTGTCATAATTACAGTAGGTCCATCAAATTGAACTGCAAGACTTACTTCAAGAAAATCCATAAATTTCTTATGTTCGTTGGCAATAAACTCTGGCGTCACATTGCGACCGTTTAATTTAATAACCTGGTAATCGATCATTTCATTTAGGGCAGTATTCATGACAAACAAATTTCCGTTGTCAAAGCTAGTCCACATTGTACCACCTAAAAATCTTACACCGTCCAGGATCCTAGAATCATTATGTAAGAAGTGAAAGTTTTTCGGGCCACTCTCTTCGAACTCTTGCCACTTCTTAATAACACTGAAAAATTCCTGATCATAAAATTCATGATTTCCGCATATACGTAGTACGTATTTGAAGTGCTTACACACCTCTTCAATGAATTCGTGATCCATAGTAGCAACATCGATATCTCCTGCAAGCAACAGTGTCGTTTCTTTATTGCTACCATCTGTTTCCTTGATGGAATTGAAAATGTGGTCGAACATATGCTCCCTACATTCTAAATGCAAATCTGACCATAGTTTTATTTTCATATTATCAGTCCTTTTCGTTTTCTTCTTGCAATTTCCCATTTGTACTGCTTAGTCGAATATTTTTGACCATCTATCCAAAATTCTTTAGGCCCAGACGAGCTTATAACCGCAGGACCATCTAGCCTGTGTAATAGTCCATTTTCGTACCATGTTTCATTTTTATTATAGATCATCGCCGCGCCGCCTATGCGATGCGGTCGACCATGTTTGAACCACATTACACAATTGTAGTGCCCACTGGTATAAGCTGGTCCGGAAATTCTGTGAATTTCACCTGAGGGATTATAGTAGATTATATCAAACTTATTTTTATTCTTTACATTAAGAAGTGTACCCCATATGGAATACGCCCACTGAATATTTTCGCGCCAGGGCGCTGGTGGAGCGTCAGCAGGTCTTATTTGCCTATCTAAAGTTAGCTCATCATATAATGCATCGATGGAATTGTCAGACATGCTACATTATAGCACATTAGTTTAGTTAGTCAATCTGTGAACAGACTTCTAGGAATCGTTCTATCCCGCCGTGTAATTTTACCATGACCGAATCCATTTCCGAAAATAAAACAATGCTGCTCTTGGCAATGAAATACGGGTATTGCATTCTAGACATTGCCATCTGATGTCTCGACATTATGGTGTCGGGCAACTCAAACACATAAGGAGTGAATATATTCCTTATGACTAAGAAACCGTTCTTAGTTAGCCTAAGACTTGTTTGATGATAGAATATTTTTTCATTCATTTCACAGTCGTTTAAAGATATTGATTTGTCGAAATTATTTCTAACTTCTGAAAAGATTGCAATCTTGAGTGGGTTCATGCATATATTTATACAAGCCAGCGAAAGATTCCCACTATGTTTATTACCACGAAGAACCATAACTGATGTTCTATTTCTGGCGGAGTAGTTGTGTGCCGAATAATATATAATGTGGCAAAATTTGATGCAAGGAATAGTATATATGCCCAACCGCTTATTGGTAAGTTTAGGGCCAGCATTGTGGAAGCCAAGATGGCACCCCAGAACGATATTAGGCCAAGTAGTTTTCTTAGCATTATGTGATAAATAGCATTATGAAATTAATTGAATTTGTACAAGACCACATGGTAACACATCTACTGTCCCTGTGTAAGTCTGAATTGAACATACAAGACTTACCGCCAATAGAGCTTATTGATACCGACCACACGGTTGGTGGCAGCACATCCTTTGGATTATTTGACGGTGAAAAAATACAGGTAATAACTCTCGGTAGACATCAGATGGATATAATGAGAACACTCGCCCACGAACTAGTTCACTGGAAGCAGCAGCAAGAAGGCATGGAGCTGAACGGGGAAGACGGGAGCGAAATAGAAAACCAAGCAAACGCAATTGCAGCAGTTATAATGAGGAAATTTGGTAAAAAATATCCCCATTATTTCGTTAGCTCCTTGCCTTAGTCCTCTTCTTGGGTAAGTGGATCGCCACTTACAAGTTTATAAACTTCAAACTCTTCTGTTTTGAACTGTTTATTTAATCTTTCTGCCAGATTAAAAGCATGTCCTGAATTGCTAAAACTGCACTTCCTATATTTCGGCCCCGGATACGATATTAAGTGATTCACCGTACGAATATTTATCGGCTTACTTTGGTAAAAAACTGCATAAATAGCGTCTGCTTCTAAAATTTGCTCTGCTTTGTAGGTCTTAGAATTTAAGTTTTCTAAAATAACATTAGGTTTGGGTCTGGCCATTTTCTATATCTCCAATAAATATGCATATATTTATCAAAAATCTAGTTATAATGTAATGATATTACTAGTGTCGAAGCATTTCAATCATTATCTCTTTATTTATATCTTCGATTATATCGGATGAGATTTTATCATCTGAAAGTCTTTGTACAGAATTATATGCCCACACCGTGCCGAGATCAGAAGTTTCTGCATGCTTGCCGTATTTGTAGAGCATTTTGTAAACACGAAGATTGCAGTCTTTGACAAAGTTGCCTGTAGATCCGACGGGTCGTACATAAATTACTTTACTCTCATACTCATACTCTGCATATCCAATTGCTTTATACTTCATTTCTTTTCTTTTCTTAACTTAGACAGGGCACTGCGCATTTCCATTTCAGTACTGAACGGCCCAGCATATTCATACAGATTCAGTGTTGATAATTTTGGACAAAACGCAGGCATCCAGTTTTTAGTAAAGTTTAAGCAGTAATACCCAGCACCATAAAACACGTCACTTGTGGGTTTCTTACTGTATAACGGTAGTGAGTTTCCTTTTATAATAACCTCGTGTGGTCTATCGAATTCAACAGGAAACCCATTAATGAAGTATTTCTTACCTGCCTCCATTCCCTCGACAGATTCCACCATATTTCCAAAAATGTTTTCCTGAAAAAATCCGTTTACTTCTTTCCTGCTTAAGAACTGTATCTTCTGTCCTTTAGACATAAGGATATACTGATTTCTACTTTCTGTTAGCAATCCAATTCTTGTATCATCTGTGTCACCTATGACTAGCCAGCTTGTTTCGGTAATCGGTTTCAATTTTACAGTCATATTATTTTTATTACTTCCATGTTAGTATATTTTTATAGTGTACATGAATACCTCATTGGTATACAGGCAGGGTTACTGCTAGTTCGGTAGGCCAGTTTTATACACTTCCTATAAGTCTCTACGAATCTTCGAGCATGTCTTTTTATTTATCCGGTGCATATTTAGATTTCATCATGGGCATGAAGTCTGTGGAGTTATTACCGATTTTTTTAAGATCCCATTTTCCGCAAAACTTCATAAATCCAAACCCGATTTCCACTGCTGGGATATTTTTTCTCCCAAGCTCCGTTGCAATGATTGCCAGGCTTTCCTCTTTAATGTCTGCCGGTATTAATGAGAGATCGATAAGGGATCGGTTTCTTTCGTACTGCTCCTTAACTCTATGCTCGGCATTGTTGTGGTCAACCCATTTCTGTAGCATAAAATTATTCCAATCGTAGCCTTTAGACTTGTCCCCATATGCTTCGCGAATACCAATTTTGTCCTTTGTTCCTTTTTCTCGAACACCCGGGTATGCACTGAAGATATTATCAACACTATCGCCTCGAATACATTTTAAGAACAATGCGTATTCATACCACTGATCTTCACAGACATAGTCGGGGTCAGGCTTTCCTACTTTGATCTTGGCATTGGATCCAATGGTAAACGATAAGCGCTTTCCGTCGTCGTCGAAAATGCCGTCGCGCCTAATTTGAATGTCTTTAATGGGATCATACAGCATCACGTTAGGATGGCGGAGCAATTGGAAAAAGTCTGAATCTGAACTGATAAGTACGTGTTTGTCGTCGGGATGAGCTTCGATGAATATTGAAATCATATCATCTGCCTCTGCTTTGGGGTTTTTAAGAACTGTTATATTTGTCTTCTGCGACAAATACAGCGCAAGGTCGTCAAACGCCTCTACTAGAATAGAGTGATTCTCCTGTTCTGTCTGGGTTTGTTGTGCAAACGCCACCTTACGGTTAGCCTTATACGCGGGATAAACATCCTTGCGCCACGACCTGCCTTCCATATAAAACACAGTATGGGTACCGCCCCATTTGTTATATTCTTTTTTCATGCTGTAGAGAATCATGTGTAGTGCCATACCGATCATGCTGTCTATGCCTAACTTGGGGTTGGTCATGTTGGCTTGACGATGAAATAGGTTGTGCCCATCTGTGTGAATAAAAGTATGCATATAGATATTATAGTTGATGTGAGTGTTAATGTCAATTGGTATATGTCGGTTGACTTTAGCGATGGCCCAGCTATACTGACATCAGCGCGGTGTCAACAAAACATTGCAGGAAATATTCCTGTAATAGCAGAATTTCTATAGGATTTCTATCCTAGCAGGATTTCTGTAGGATTTCTGTAGGATTTCTGTAGGATTTCTATAGGATTTCTATTAAAGCAGAATTTCTGCTTAACTATAACCTTTTCTGCCACCGCCGATGTGTTTCGATTCGGCTCCCCAGCGTTTCACTGCATCTAAATTGGCTTCCGAATCAGATGTGAAATTTCCTGTGCCGTCGAATTCCTCCATGGCAACATTCCTGCAGAGTTCCATGAACCATTGGTTGACGATATTGTCGGGGGTGGCCCCGACATATCCCTCTGTATTGAGCTTATCGACGAAATACTCATTCCAATCTAGTTCAAAACTCCCCTCCAGAGATGATTTCTGAGTAAAGTCCATCTTTACTACATTAATCCACGGCTCCTTTTTTGCTGTGGCCAAAGCTTTGTCATAAGCTAACCCTGATATTTTTCCATATACTCTGTCTAGCTCTAGTGTAACAAGGGCTTTTTGATCCACATCAACAATGAGTTCTGCTAGTGCCCTGTCATACTCCTCTTTGGTTATTCTTTTCCAGAAGAAATTTAGGTCCAGTATTTTTTCCTCGTATTCCTCAGGCCTATATTCGTCTTTTCTAATCTCGAGTATTTTTAGATACCTGTCAAAATCTTCTAACTCATATTCTGCTTTTGCGATTTCTCGACTCTTGCCGGCAAGACCCCAGTGGCCCGGTAAAGTTCCGAATGGTAATTTTAGCATATATATATATTTCCTGTTTTTAAATGTTAGGTTGGTATTTTTATCTAGGTTTTCTATCTAGGTTTTCTATCTAGGAAACCAAATCTGGTTTGGAAATCTAACTAGAGTATTCTTTAAATTTTATATGGGTATTTATCCGTGTATAAGTTTAAAGGCTACTGCATCGTCTTCGCGCTCGAATATCCATTCTGATGTCCACGTCTCTAGGGTATGTGGCTCGAAATAATCACTAACAAAAAATCTACCCTTACTATCATGTCGTTGACACCAAAGCTTTAGACCATGTGTACCCACTCTTGTCGGTCCAATCTTAACAGAGAACCAATTTGCTCTGGAGTTTTTTCTTTTATTCCAATATTTCATGATGCAAGGCTGGCGTTCGGTAAACTTCCACGAAAAGAGTGTCCACATTGTAACAAGATTATGGATGTGGGTAATTACGGAAGATACCACGGGGATAAGTGCAAATTACGCCAGGTTTGCGAATAAGTGCATTTGCATGTTCATTTTAAAACCGTGTTTCATACAATAGTTGCCGACATATTCGTGGTTTCGGGCAATAGCTGCCATGTCGAGTAATCCAGGTTCAAAGAAATTAATCTTCTCATCCACTGTGCTTCTTTCTGCCATTGTGATTGTACCTTTTTCGGCACGCAACAGTTTGATCTTCTGTGGGAAGGAATTATATATATTCATTGGACTACAGTATATAACTTTTCCTGTAGTTCTTTTCCATTCGTGTGCCCAGTCTGGTACTTCATTGTACGGACTATCTGCATCTGAGCTCATCACAAATTTTAAACAATCTGCACGTTCGAGTATAGTCTTGGACGGCTTAAAATACTTTGTTGCTTTGCCGGACTTCTCTGCACATTTGGGCGAGCATACCAATGTAACACCCTCAGGTACAGTCGTGTCCGGAATACCATTCGACTCCACCTGAACTGCCTTGTAGTCGCCAAGTTGTCGACTCATAAACTCGCTTATATTATCTTGTAACAAAGGTTCGCCACCTGTCATTACTAATACGATCCCGGAATGTAGTGGCCTGCCGGCGGATGATATGGCCCATTCGGGTAATACAACATCCTTCCTCGAGGCACGAATAGTTTCTATTACTTTGGATTCAATCTCTTGATATGTCATCCAGTCGCCGTCGTCAAAGAAAGTGTCACAAAAGCTACATGTGAGATTGCATTTTGCAAGTCGAATAAACACTGCTGGCATGCCAGCGTACGGCCCTTCGCCTTGTAATGTATAGAACATACTAGTGACAAACAAGCTACCAGAAGGGGCCTCTTTGAAAAACTTTTTACCAATCAGCTCATTCGTACCAAACATATTATTCCTTAGATTGTTTTAATTTTCATACTATTTTAGACGCTTGCAAGAGATATGTCAACTTTCCTACAACATCGGTGTTGAGGTACCCCATTACCCGTTTCTCTGATCCCATGCATGAATGAATTTTGACAGACGTTTCATCTTATCTTGTTTTGCTCTTTCCAGACATTCCTCTTGATGTTTATTTATTTGTTTCATATTTTCTTTCCCAATTCCATGCATGAAATATCATGTCTTCTATACTGTATTTAGGCTTCCAATCTAGGACTCTATGTGCTTTCGTGATATCTGCTCTAAGACACACAGGATCGCCCTCTCTTGCTTCATGCTCAACTATACGCGGATGCAACCCAATAACTGCTTCGGCTGTTTGAATGATCTTCATTGTGCTTACGCCTGCTTTGCCGCCTCCCAGATTAATAACTTCGCCAGCGCCACCGCCGAGTAAGTAATCTATACCAGACGAATACGCAGTTGCTATATCCTGAACATGTACATAATCCCTTACGGCATTACCATATACAGTAGTCACACTAGCATCTAATATATTTCTGCAAACAGTGGGTATTAAGTGTGCATACGGCCGTCTGAAATAACCACACTTGCCACTGGGGTCAGCACCAGATATGTTGAATAATCTAAATATTAGATAATTAATGCCGTATGCCCTGGCATAATCTTTAATCATTAATTCCCCAACTACTTTAGTGGACGCATATGCGTTGACGGGGCTGTATGGTAAATCTTCTTTAAGTAGCGACTCGGTTTGATTGCCGTATATATTTCCTGTGCTACTAAAAATAATATTCTTTATTCCAGACCTAACCATGGCATCCATCATAGTTTTCATTTTTATGACATTGTTTTCGTAGTATGTACTAGGACTGTGTAAGCTGGGCTGCACAGTAGCCTCGGCAGCATTATGTATTACAAGATCAAATTTAATACGATTATAGCTTAAAAACTCAGCATAGTCTGCGTTGATTAGGGTAGCGGGAAGACTCCTGTCCCTTATTGAGTGATCTACTACAGTTACGGTGTGCCCTATTGCGTTTAATTCAAACACCAGCTGAGTTCCTATAAATCCACAACCACCAGTTATAAGTACGTTACTCATATTCCTCCAATCCCTACTAACTGTTCAACGAGCTTATAATGGTCGTAGGCTTCTTTCAATGATGGAAACTTGGCCTGCAACTCTTCGTTGGGAGCTAGTATTGCTAGCCTTTTTTCAATTTCTGCTAGTCTTCCCATCACCTTTAACATATCCTCATTTTGTTTTAAGTCTAAGTTATTTGCTGACCATGCGGACGACCCCATCGAAGATATACCGATACCGATATTACTTGATGTAGTGATATTACTCGATATACTCTTATTATTTGATATATTGCATGCGTCGGTCGGTGTGGTTACTACAGCGGGTGTGTTAGTCATGTTATATTATAAATTTTATTTTAAAAAACAGAGCATCATCGGCGTCTATGAAGGCTATATAGAATGTGTTAGTCTCTGACCAGGTTGCTGGCTCGGATCCTGCGAGTACTATAGAGACTTTACCATTGCAATTATCATCTAGCCAGGCTAGAATTTCTGAATATTGCTGAACATCTACTCTGCATGTTACTACCGTATTAAATCCCGGGCCAAACTTGAGTCTTAGATGTTCAGGTTCTTTATTTTCTTTTTTAACATATTTTGTTTCATCGGGCTTAGATGGTCGTAGAAAGTTATACCATTTAGATGATCTAATTCGTGTTGAAAACATATGGCATCCAATCCATCTAAGTACAGCGTAAATAAGTTGCCGTCTTCGTCCAACGCCGACACTGTAACTTTGTCTGACCTCTCTACCATGGCAAAGATTTTTGGAAAACTCAGGCAACCTTCTTTCCATTTAACACTACCGGTTCCTACCACAATTTCTGGATTTATAAAGCAGTGTCGGCGCTGGCCACTTTCAGATGTATCCATAACAAATATACGCAGTGGTACTCCTACCTGATTGGCTGATAAGCCAACACCATTACTATTGTACATCGTGATAAACATATTCTGAATAAGTTTCTTAATTTCCTCTGTAATTTCTGTCACAGGATCACATACAGTTTTTAAGAACTTATCCGGATATATTCTGATATCTAGTAACTCAGGGGTGGGGAGGTTAATCTGGCTCATATACGAGGGTGGCGCCGTTTTCCCCGTCCTCACTTACTTGAACTGCAATTTTTCTTCCGGGGTATTTGTTGGATATGTAATCAATTAGGTCCTCAGCTAACATTTCACAGCTCTTATAGTCTACCTGTAATGTAGCTGCTGAATACAAAGCCTCCAGTTCTCTTTTGAAGAGAATAAACTCAATATCTCTGTCATTATGAAACACATCGATATCAACCCTAAAGTGAAAAATGTGCCTATGGGGATGAGCCAAAAATTCTACACCCTCTGGCGCATTCGGATACCGATGTATACCTTCTTTCTGAAATGTTACAAAAATTTTCCTAGAGTTAATCATTTATTCGCCTTTGACCTTTTTTGTCGACTTTACAGGCTTGCTCAGTGGATCTTCGGTAGCCCCATCAGCATACGCCTCGGCAGCGTCGACGGGTGCCGATATAGCCTTAATAACATCATCGGGATCCGATTTCAGAGATGACCCAGATAACGCGTCGAGCCCGAGTTCGGTAGAATTTAGATTCGGTGTATCTACCCTAGGTGCAGCTAGCACCACAGCTACATTGGCTCTAGGCTGAATCACTACAGCAACTTTTTCTGTGACAGACAACGATTTAACTGCTGATGGTGCGTTAATAATCATATCATCCCCATACTCTTTCCAATGGGTGAATCGGTTACTATCAGTAACTTCATGATGGTTCAAGCACCATACTCCCGGATTAGTTTCTCCAAAGTTACTATCGTCGATTTTTATCGTAAGATTAATACTGGATGTCTGAACGCAGGGAATAGGCACAGCAAGCATAGGGATGAAATTCCTGGATTTCCAGATGCCGGGATTGAGAACTTTAAGAACATCATAGTGCTTGTGCGCCGGATAATCTAGTGTTACTAGAAATCCTCTATCTAGCAGAGAATGGATTTGCTTTTCCCAGTCGGACGCAAAGGTATCGCCTACCATATACACATCGTTTCTTAGTTCTAGCGAATCAAATGATCTGCTGCAACCGATGAAGATATGTGATGCCTTGTGCTCTCTGGCTAATTCTTCCACGATCGAAGTTTCCTGAAGACCACGAACGAATAGTGTTTTCTTTCCAAACGCAGTTGTATGCTCGATTTCAGGACCAATGAAGAAGTCTGCTTCCTCGTAACCTTTTCTTACAAATGTTTCCATATTATTTCCTTAGTAATTGTGCTACCAGATTAGTAGCTGTGAAGTATTTCTTTAGCAGATGAGGTGCTAATGTATGCTGAACATCAAAATGCAGACTATCGTAGTTATCCATAATGGATCTGATGCTGGCTACAATTTGATGCTTATGTGTTAAGTAACTAGCGAATGATTCGGTCCATGTATCGGGATATAAATATTTCCCCTCATACATTTCTGTATAACTTAGTCTATTAGGCAAGTATGGATATACACCGAGTAACGCACCCTCAAACGGACTTATCCCCAGTGTTTCCTGTTGATTAGCAGACCATAATAATTTTGACTTAGCTAGCAACATATGATATTCTGTCTTTGACAACTTTCGATCCTGACATATAACAAATTGATATTCGGGCATTGCTGCTGCAAGATCTCTAAATATCTCAGGTTGTTTCTCAGGAGCCAGTCTGTGCGGGAATATAATTATGTTTTCTTTCTTAGTATGATTATATCGAAGAAAGAGCTCAGGCATATATTCCATGGGCCATCCTGTTATGCCGACTTTTCCAGATGTCATGTCAGTACCTAGTACACTACCAAATAGTTGACTATGAAATTCTGTTGCGAACCAATTGTAGTCACATGCATGGAAAATAGCTGTTTCGGTAGAATAAGTCCATTTCTTATCCTTGATTAATCTGCCTAAGAAATCATGCTTATCATAGCTGCCTGCATGCCATAATGCGTGTATTTCCACCGGAATACCTAACAATTCGCTCATATATTTGAGCTGAAGTATGCCAGTATGCCATGCATCTGTAAACAGGAATTTATCACCAGGTTTTACATCGTTTGTGAACCTACGTGCAATATCGTTTATTTGGTTGTTCTTATAGATATTAGTTGCTTGGAAATTCAGGAAGGCACCGGGTGAAGCCTCTATAGATTCTCCACCACCGGATATGTTAATAATTTCTACATCCACATTTGCTTTAATTGCTTCTTTTCGAAGTAACGCAGGTATATGACTCTTCCACTCACATGTATACCGAGTCGGCACAGACTCTAAATCTATAACAAATATTTTCATTTTTTCCACTCTACATATCCTCTTGCATACCCAGCTGGTCGAGATACTCCCTCCTCGAAGGCTAGCTTTATCTCGGATTCCCTGTCATAAGACTTTGTCCACAGGCTACTGGTTTCTAGTTCATTGTATTTTATAAGCTCCACTGCACTAACCATCATATCGTAAAATCTATGATTTCTGGGACTAGGGAACTTAATATCCACTGCATTCCACAGAAACTGTCCAAATGTCAGCGTCGCCCCGGGGTGCTTCTCTGCTGCCAAGACAATTTTAGCACGTTCTTCATATAAGTTCAAGTTTAGATACTCTGGCTTTTCCGAGACATCGATAACGTATTTAAATTTTCTGCCAAGCAGTTCATTCGCACTTATTAGTTCTGCATTTTCCTGCATGCTCCAGAAGTCCTTATTTGCACCGCCAACCACAAATACTTTATTTTTACATCTGCGCTCAATTGTGGTATAGATAACAGTTGCTAAAAACCCAGATCCTAACAATAGTATATCATCTTTACTTGTCACATCTTCTAGCAGACTTTCTGCAATGTTCATTGCACATGCAACGGGTTCTACTATGTATTTAGGATTTGCATCAGGCACCTTAACAAACATTCTGTCTTTGCAATTATAGTAATCGGCGAATGCGGGCTCTCCCCTGGTAGCAACATAGTCACCCTCTTTGATGCCCGATATATTTTTTCCAATCTTCGTAACTACGCCCAGGCTCTCATGCCCCTGTATGGTCTTAGGCAACAATTGAAACGTACCACAGTACATATCAAGGTCTGACCTGCACATACCAGTGAATATAGACTTGACTTCAATCTCGTCCGGAGTGATTTCTGGCTTTTTCCACTCTTCTTCGTATATATCCCGTTTACCGCCTGTGTAAAAAAGTCTTGTCATTAAAAATTCTCCAGGAAGGCATGAATATCAGTATCTAAAATCATAGAAGCTTTTTCTTCTTTCATCATTGTACCATATGCTTCTGCGGGGCATAGTCCAAATTCCCATTCGTATGTGGTGCCGTCATCGAAGAACAGAGTAATTGACTGCTTGTCGTACCCCTCTTTCCATGATGCTATCAGTCTGACAGATATATTATCGATATTAGTAATAGCGGATGCACAGTCGTCGACATTATATCTTCCGGCTTCATTTACCGAACCGTAATCTGTTGACCCAATTGTATTAAGTGACCATCTGCGATAAGAGGATTGTCTCCAGCTGACCTCTGCCATTTTCTTAGCCCCAAACATTTTTGCACCGAATGTATATAAATGGGGCATCAAGTCACTACTAACTCCGGAGAATGAAAATCTAGAATCAGTGAACCATGATCCAGGGTTTGGTACTCTGTTCTTATTCAGCCACATAATGTCGACCCCAATTACCGTACGCTCTTTAAGTAGTGTAATAATATCGCCATAGTTATCCCTATACAAGTTATTCTTTACTAAATGAAACTTTGTATTTTGAAAATCATCCATGAGATCATGCCAGTCCCGTAGCGACCCCACTCCGGGCTTTTCAACGAATATGCGCTTGGTTCTGTGAACCGCAAGCTTTCTTGCGATTGGTTCGTGTGTATAATTCGGAGTACATATTACTGCGATATCATATGATACTCGCACTTCATCTATGTTTTTGTATTTTACATTAGGCACAGTAGTATCTAATATGTCTACTTCATACCCTAGTTTCTTTAATTCCGGATAATATACATTCGCACCAATTCCGCCTAATCCTACTAATAGTGCCTTCATTGTGTACCTCCGGCGCGGGTTAAAAACAACATTATTTCTTTGTCCAGTTCTGCTCGTATCATGTCAGACACAAGAGAATCTAATTCCCAGTCCCGATTACTCCAGACACAAGGCCTTGTTTTGAGTCTCCGAATTACTTCATCCTGTTTCTCTTGGTCATCCATCTCAGATGTAGATTTACATTTGGCTGTGTATCCGTCTAGTGAATGAAATAGATCTAGTGATCTTCCGATGGTTATATTCCGCGGCCCTAGTTCTTCTTTAAATTTCGGAATTTTCATATTAATCATTCGTGACCTTTAATAACATACACAAGTAACTCGGGGCCATCTACCACCACGGTTTGTGACGGATATACTAAAAATCCTGTTGTACATCGGGAACCATGGCCGACTAAGCGTCGCACACGTAACATTTTGTCTGTTATTTTCAGGACACAACAAATGTGCAATATATTATTCCGAGCCACTGCTAATTTCGACGACTCTGTTATAATATTACCTAACGCATCTGTATGTAGTATTTCTTCCTTATCTGACATAGTTAATCTGCCGAATAAGATCATCTCCCAACCAGTGAGATGATAACTCATTATTATCTTCTTCAAGCAATTTTAACATTTTATGAAATTCGTCTAATGTTATTTCTCTGCCGTCTGTAATTGTTTCACCCAAACGTCGCTGAGTCACTTCTGTAAAGTCATCGCTGACGTTACCGGAATTTCGCATTGTAACTTCATCATACGCATGATCTACTGATTCTGCTTCAATTGCATACTTGTGACGAAATGTAACAATTGTATCTATTACGAATAATTTTTTAGTCATACTTTCAGTTTCTTCGTCATATTAAGAATTCTATTCCACTTTTCCTCAGGTGAGGTACCCTTGTCTAGTAATCCAACAACAGATTGCACCTCGTCGTCTGGGATCAGGAAATAAATATCTGCATACGTACTGTCAAAGTCCGAATCAGCATCGTGGCTATACCACGTGTGGCTACTAACACGATCGAACATGTCGGTGTAGGCTTCCCGGTTGCCGCCGCCACATCTGGTATGAACTACAATAAAATTATCTTCTACATACACGTCCCTAAATCGCCCAAACTCCGATGACGGCATACCCAGTAACTGCAATAATTGAGCAGAACTAGGATTTTCCCCGTTAACCATATCATAAATACTCATATTATATTCCTGTTAATTTATTTACAAGTGCCTCTTGTTCCGCCCATTCTAGTTCCTGCTGCACTCTAATTTTGTAATAATCTCTGATCATATTTCTATTTTTCCAAATGAAATCTTCGTACTTTCTCAGGCCATTGCAGGGGCAACCGTCGACAAACAATTTCCCATCTACCTCAGAGAAATATATGAAATCATCCTCGTAGTTAATAACTACGCCCTCAGGATCTCCTTTCTTCTCTTCAGTACAGTTATCGACCATAGATTGATAATCATCTTCATCATAGCTGTCTCGCAGATTGTTTGGTGCATAGTGATCTCTTCCGCAGTTGCATGATATGTTAGACCCGCCGGCAACAGTTGCAGATCTTACAAACATTTTAGACGGGCGCTTTTCATTCTCTGCGTAAGTTCTATTGCCTGCCATTATAAATATGCCTTTCTGGTTTATACTTCAAATTCCCTTGCTTCCTCGAAAGACCTATGAAACCCCGAGGCGTTCGCGTGGCCGCCCCCTCCGTACATCTGTGCAATTTCGGACACATTTATCGATCCCGGCTCAGAACGTAGCCCAAACTCTCTGTGAGTTGGTTTATCGTAATAGTATGCTGCAAACGGCTCCCCTTTTGCAAGAAGACTACACATATCCGAGCCATACTGATATGTCACGTTTGCACAGGGAACATTGTATCCATTCCTTCTCTACCCGCCCCTAGGTGTATTAGATGGGCTTCGTGTAATTCAGATGCTGCATCTCCGTAGGTAATAGGATACTCACTTAAATTTCTCATTTTTCTATATCTAACCGCATTTAGTTTACCAGTGTGTCTTTGTGGGCGTTGATATCTAGGGTCCATATCGATCATGATAGCATGAGATAAAATCATTACATTAAGCATTCCATACATATAGTCTCCTCCTGATAAACAGTTTCGTTGGATGGCTATACAGTTTTCCAACGAAGACAACTTTTTCTGTAAGTCACTGTTCATCGTCTAACATGTGATCTAGTTCCACAAGCTTCTCATCTGTCTCCGCATTTCGACTGTCTGCCATTTGATCTTGATCTACTTGTACTTCTCCGATAGAATCCCAGTCAAATAATGCATTGCTAGTATCTTTCGATTTTACTTCTTGTCCAGTACCTCCGAAGCTTATAGATTCTAAGAACGGATAATAATCTTCAATCATTTTTCTAGGATCGGGATTACTAGGATCAAACAGTTTCTCAACAAAATCGTTAAAAAACAATATAGTACTCGGCACATATTCACTAACTTCGTTGGCAGAAGAATTACCTTTCTGTCTTGTCCAGTCTGTGTACTTTATGTCTCGAGTAGCATATTCCACGTCGGACAGTCGATTTATTTCTTGCACAGCCTGGATGTGATTATATACGTTATGTGCCATATACAATGCATATGAGAAAGAATCCCAGCTTGTTCTTCCCTCTTTTTTCATCTTGTTCTTATCTCCGTGACCCAACACACAGATATCACCCGCTACGAGTCTATCCATGATCGGACTCTGCCACGGCATAGCCAACTGGGAACCTTTTAAGTCCTTACAGTCTACACCGCTATCCATAGAGTACGTTAGGCGTTTAGAGCTAAATGTATTGTAGGTATATGTAAGTCCGTATGCAGTTGCAACAAACGGACTAGCAGCGTCAAACGATACTCTGATATTTGGATTGTCATGCTTGCGTAATTCTCGCATTATGGATGTCAGGAAACACGCCCAGTCTAATCTGCCAATCCCGAGGAAGTGAATCCAGTCTTTATCCTTTAACGCATCTAGTTCTCTGAGATCTAAGATACGGTTTAGTACAGAAGGCATATGCTTCATGTTAATACCGGCGAACGCATACCCCTCTAGCGTTCTGTCTACGTCATGACCCATGGCCTCGACGCATGAAGGAATGCTGTAAGGAATAACCTGATCAAACCATATTTTAGAATTCTCGGGTGTACTACCAGACAGGACATTTAGAAATTTTGTAGCACCCGGCTTACGATTTTTGACAAAATACTCTAGATTGTGGAGTGTAATATCAATTGTGTCTTCAAACTTCTTTAGCCCTGTCTTCTTGGCGAACCTTGCATCTGCTGCGAATGCAGGCACATCCAGCGTCATGCTCCAATCAGCAGTATGCTCCAGCCATCTTAGAATTTGTTCTCTTAGAGCATCTCCCTCCGGACCTTTAATTGTTGCCCAATCTAGTTTTAGCACTCCGGTTGCGATTTGAAACCCACCCGAGTCTCCCAGGATCATAGAAGTACTCCTGTTCCTGTTCTGTACCATAGGGTCTGTTGCATTTGCCTTGTCCAGTTTTAATTGTGCATGACCGGCAGAAAACAAGCCCCATTTGTAGTAATAGTAAGCCTTTTCTGGATCCAGAAAATTCATCCCTTCATGCCCATTTTCAAACTTTGCAGGAAGTGGGCGTCCGGCATAGCCTGGCGTTGCATCCATTTTGCCTAGCTGAATGGTGTAAAATGAGCTAATAGCGGGCAGATATACTGCCCAATTGCCTGCTTCGTGTCGTTCTGTAAAATTAACTCTGTTATTCATATTCGTCCGTGTTTCTATAACCGATGTCGACCAGAAATTTCTCTAACTTCACAGGGTCTTCGCTCATTTCTTTAATAAAATTGTCCCGCCAAGGTTTCATTTCCGGATCTGCAAAGGAAACTTCCGCTCCACTCGGCCAGCGATTCCTGTTTGCCTTTGCAGTAGCCAGATCACGCAAGGTATGAAAATCGGGATACTTCAGTGCAAGGAACACTGTTTCGACATCCTGTGCAGATGCGTCAATCAAGCCTTGCCTGCCGGAAGGATGTAGGAATATTTGCCGATGCCGCTGTCGATTTCTATCATCAGTGCACCCATATCAGAGAACTTCATAGTTGTTGTGGACGCTGTCTCGCTTAGTTTTAGGATTCCCAGTACCTGGGACAACGGCCATGACCACTGGTGCTTCAATGTTCCAGTTACATTACTAGCAAATGGAAGTGTGGTCCTGTCTGTGGGTCCAGTTCCGACATTAAACTTTAATGTACCAGCGTCCACGCTTACTACAAATCGCTTTTCAAAACCACCAAGGACTCCCTGCATATATGATAACTCTGCAATCTTTTTCTTTTCGGGAGTAACAGTTACATTCCATGTGGCACCTTTGAACGGTGGAACTTTTACTTGCTCATTGATCATAGACTCGCTCATGAATCGATAATTAGCAGTATGTCCTTCGCCGCTAGAGAATTTAATTTCCGAAGGCACATCTACGCCGCTTCGATTTTCAGTAGTAACTGCTACCGACGCCGTACTGCCCGAGAATACAGGAAAGTCGATATATCCTTTCAGTACAGGAATCCGAGACAGTCCCACTGTTGCTTGTATACCTTCAATTGGACTATACATTTCTCCAAAAATGATTACAGTATTGTCTGCATCTTTTGTTTCAATCTTTGCAGTAGCTGCGCTACCAATCACTTTTACCATATCAATAAAGCCTAGACCTGCTGTGTGCTTAACGATGTCTTTTAGAGAATCTAACATTTATATATTCCTTTAATTTTAAATACAGTGACGCATAGTTGCGGTATGGCAAATTATAACAAATTGTTCATCAAAAGTCAATATCAGATTGCACTGAAATCAAACAATGTTGCCAGGTGTGCATGTTCTTTTTGTGTTTTGCTTAGATCCCACGACAGTACGCCCAATAAGTTCTTTACCTTCTTATCTACGATACCCGCCATCATATCGTCGCTTGCAAACGGTAGTCTTAAAAACCATTCGGGTAAGTGAACTTCGTCCACTGGGTATGCAATACTAGTCAGTGTATTATCCGGCGTTTGCTTCAGCTTGCACACAATAATTTTTTGACCGTCAATGATGCGCATTGCATGTTGATCCTGATTAATTACTTTCAATGTATTCCACGCAAGGCTTGCTTTGACGTGACCTGGCATAGTCAGTCCTCCTGTAACTTGATTCTTTAATTTCTGCCTCATATGTTCCTCTTCTTTCTCTCGGTAAAACGTCAGTTTATTAACTGCCTTGGGAGTACCTTGTTTCCACGGTTTAAGATCCTCGAACTTTTCTTTAAAAAGTCTAATTTTCTCTATAACTAAAATTTCTCCCTTGTCTGTTAATGTGTCCATCAAAATTTCCGATAAAAATTGCTGTACAAACTTAGGAGTATCAGCACGCTTTAGGTCCAGCCCTATAGCCTTAACTTTTCCGGGCTTCGCGCCAATGTCTAGTCTGAAACCATCTTTATCAAACATTAAGCAAGCATATCTTTTCTTGGACATCCAAATACCGGATTCGGAAATAGTTTCTCTGGAACTGGCAATAACTCCGGCCGATCTTTTGATCGGAACGTTGAGCCCAGTCAACAGGAATTCTGGAAATGTAGCTGACACTGCTTTCGCGAGTGCATTATAGGTATCAATTATACTTTCTTTAGTCCACTCGACCTCACCCCTGTCAATTTCTTCCCTGAGAATAGGATATGCAGAAAAATAACAGGAATCTGTATCTCCGTACACAATCGACTTACCATAATGATCGTATTCTCCTGTAATCATTTCGTTAGTCTTAGCAGCCATGTGCTTGGTAATTGTTCTACCAGTTAGTGTTGTGGACTGTCCTAGTCTCTGATCAAAAAATCTGCTGCCTGCATTCAACAACGCTCCGTAAGTAGAATTTAGGTTAATTTTTTTAACCAACTGCCTTTTATCCCAAAATCCAACAATACGTTTCAAATCTTTCTGATTTTTAAGGATAGCCTTCCCATCCTTAACCATAAGGTTATGTTGATTCATATACTGAATCACCCGTTTCTTAGATCCCTCTTCTATCAGATCTCTTAATTTTTTTGGTTTATAAGCATCGTGCTCCAAATACGGATTTGACTTCAGTTCTGCATCACTAATGTCTGTATTAGTAAACAAACTATCAGGCACCAAAACTCCACTAATTTTGGGATTGTCTTCCAAGTCTTGGTAGTTTCCCATAATAGATTGGAGAGTTTTACGCTCACTGTACCACCGTGTGAGTAGTGAAGGTATAATACCCTCTACATCTGTTTTGAAGATAGTCCCATTTGCACTTATACACCAGGGCTGACCACTTTCAAATATCAGGCCGTGGAGTTCTTTACCAGTGACTTCGAATGAATTACCATCTTCCATATCAAGTGTCAGCTTGATACCGATATCTTGGCTATAGAAATGTTCCATTTCCACTGCATTAAATTTATCATTCCACCATGATGCAAATGTATACTTCGCCCCCTTTGCCATCCAAAGCGCAATTTCGTGATTAGTTTGATCGAGTCTTAGCTGACCCACAATTGTTTCCGGGCTCATGTTAAGTGTACGGATGACAGATGGATACAGAGACTTCATGTCAGTTGATGCAATCCATCTGTGGAAGCCCTTCTTAGGAGTTGCAACCCAACCTCCCGCTGCCCGGACTGAGGTATCGTCTCTTGCAGTTCGTTTTTTATCAGGTACTACTAAATTTTTACTATGTGCTTCCATAAGGACGTTTTGATCAGTCACAGCAACAGCCCCCATGGTTGTCTGTATTAGCACACAGCTAGAGTGTGCAATAGAGTTCGCAAGTTCAATAAAATCTAGTTTCTTATCTAACTGATCCAGCAGGCGAGTATCCTGGATGTTGTATTCTAAGAACTTCTTGAAATCATCGTTATATAGTTCGTCTAGCGTACCATCATATTGTACTTTAGTTTCGGCTAGTTCGATTTCAGCAATTGCATTAAGTGCGTAGCTATGACGTTCCTCGTAGTTATACTTTTTGTAAAGCTGGAGGTAATCTATATGTACTCTCCCAATCAGATCATATGTTAATTGCGCCTTGCCGCCCCTGTCATACTCTCGGGGTTTGGGTTCTTGATCCCATAAACACAGCTTCCTGGCTTCATGTTTGCCTAGCACCTTCTTAACTCGATTGACAACATAGGGAATATCGTATGCTTCGCTATTCCATCCACTTAGGGCATCTGCATCTTCGATTACGTCGATGAATGCTTTAAGCATTTCGCCTTCGGTTCTGAATAATATTGTGTTACCGACCTCTGCAGCGATAACTTCTGCTTCATCCCACGAAAGCGTCTCAGGGGGCAATGCTAGACAAATTAGCTCGTCTATCCATTGCAGGTGTACAGATATGGATGTAATATAATTGTTTGCGTCAGCAGCGTCCGACCATCCTAATTCTTTGTCAAAACTAGTCTCGATGTCGAAAAATGCAATGTGTAAAGCAGGTGATTCGCCCGAACGATAATTTTGTTCGAAACAACGAAAAATAGGATCAATATCTGTTTCCCATTTTCTGACATTGTGTGATATAGATTTTACTAATTTTTGTTTTTCTGCATAAGACCCGGGTGTTATCTTTTTTACAGAATCTCCGTAGATGGACTTAAATGATCCTTTTGGGTCATTTATAAAAAAATGATAGTCTGGTTGAAATTCTCGATAAACACGATTACCATTAACTCGTTCGACTATTTTAATTACTTCTGAGGACCCGCCTCGCTTGAAGAACGCATCTACGAACATTAACCTAGACCCCCGGCTTTATATAGTTCGTCCAATTCATCAAATGCTTCTCGGGCGTCGTTCATCTTGTTTTTCTGGACCATCTTGATCAGCTTGTTTAATTGAGCCGGCTTAACATCTAGCTCGTCTGCAATAGCTTTTACAGTATCACTTAACCCTCCCCTCAAGTCTTCACATTCTTGTAATACCTGAACTCCGTCTGCTACTAATTGCTTTAGTCTTGCAATATTTTCTGATGATAAATTAGCCATGGTTCTCCTTAATCTTATATGTAATGTTATAGGTATATGGTACGAAAGTCAACGACTTCTGAGAGAAATTCAAATTGACCAATAAGTGATATTACCCTGTCCCTGGATAATATTTAGTACAGAGATTATGTAGATGTAAATAATTTCATTTGAAGGTTCAAAATATTTTTCATCGTCTCAGACTTCTCGTCGAAGAAATATTTAAACCTGTCAACTGTGGTGGCTTGTGGCAAGTGTACCTTGGCCGTAATATCCGATCCGGCTCTTTCGGTAACTCGGAGATTATGCTTCTTAGCAAGGTGCTGAATTTTCTTATTCTCGCTTATGCAATGCATGAACATACTTTCGATGCCATTCATTTTTGCCCACTCTATTGCAGATCCCATAAGTTTGTCTGCTATTCCTTTTCCTTGCCGGTCCGAATCTACGCTTACTGCCAACTCCCATGTGGTACCGTGGTCTATTGCCAAATGGCAAAATCCTACAATTTTCCCACTATCTTTGGCAGTAAACATCACATGCTTTTCGGGATTATACAGCATGGACAGAATTATTGCATCTATTGTATAATCGGACACATTGGTGCCAAACCTGGTATACTTGTCACTTGACTGTAAATTTTTCAAATGATGGGAATATTCTTTTAGGTATCGAGTACCCGTATGTTTGATAATCATATTTAACCTAATTAGGGAGACTTATATAATGTTTTTCTGTGGCGGGCCGATGCTAACCTATCACATCGTGATTCATTATCGTCTGCTCGATATGAGCTTGCACCTGCAGGTATTCACGCAACAGCGTATAAGCGTGATCACCTCGAAGTTCACCCCATACCAATGCTTGATCAGGTGTCATAGTCATATATTCGCTTGCATGATCGTATGCAATAAGTGCCAATGCTGCACCACGCGCCGCCCGCGAATCTGGCCCCGCCAGCGTGGCGGCCGTCGCCGCACTCCATGCCGCACTCCTTTCCGCGATATATTCCGCATCCCTTGCCGAACTCCTTGTTTCGGTCCGCGCCGCACTCCATGCTGCATTTCTTCTCACATGCCATGAGTCATTTCTTCTCATATCCCGGACAGCTTTAAATATAGCATGATGATTATTGAAGTCAACCAAAACCTTATCTATGTGTGCCGCGTTGGGTAAGTGGCTCCATGCTGTCATGTGATAGTTTCTAGTCGTGTCTGAGCAATTTGCACTCGTATCTGCAAGTAAGGACGGAGTAGTACATATACAGGATCACCACTAAGTTCACCCCATACCTGTGCTTGATTCGGAGTCATAGTCATATATTCGTCTGCATGATCGTATGCAATGAGTGCCAATATAGCAGTTCTGGCTGCGGACCTAGATGATACCATTGGCACGTCCCATGCCGAACCCCATGCCGAACCCCTTTCTGCCTGTGCATGACAAGCCGCTGATGCTGTGGCCCATGCAATGCTATCAGCAGTATCCCATACATTACCGAACTCAATAGGATGAATCTTTAAGTCAACCAAGACTTGGTCGATGTGTGCCGCGTTGGGCAGGTGGCTCCAAGCTGTCATATAATTTCCAATCGTACTATGTACTATTATAGTCGGGATTGGGGTCAGGGTCAACCGGTTGTTTCGCCGACGTGCTTACACATAACGCACCACAGCATGCGCCGAAGCTCAGTGGGTGTGTTTCTTGCGGTAGTCGTCCACCGCCGCCTTAATGGCGTCTTCAGCCAAGATGGAGCAGTGAATCTTCACTGGTGGCAAGGCCAACTCTTCGGCAATTTCGCTGTTTTTAAGTGCCGCCGCCTGATCCAGCGTTTTGCCTTTGACCCACTCTGTCACCAGCGAGCTCGACGCGATAGCCGAACCGCAGCCATAGGTCTTGAAGCGCGCATCTTCGATGACGCCGCTGATCGGGTTCACCTTGATTTGCAGCTTCATCACGTCGCCGCAGGCAGGTGCCCCCACCATGCCAGTGCCAACAGACTCATCTCCCTTGTCGAACGAGCCGACGTTGCGGGGGTTTTCGTAATGGTCCACCACTTTTTCACTATACGCCATAATTTTCTCCTTTAATGAGCCGCCCACTGGATTGTGGACAAGTCTATACCGTCTTTGAACATTTCCCACAGGGGAGACAACTCGCGCAGCTTCGCCACGTTCTCTTTGATCGTACCAACAGCGTAATCAATTTCTTCTTCGGTGGTCCAGCGGCCAAGCGTCATGCGCA